GAGACAGAGATCGCTAGACGCTTGAATATTCCCCTAGGGGCAGTTCGGGCGGTGACAGATGCCGTGGACGAGATGGCTTACCATGTAGATATGCGTGAAGGGTACGACCGCGAGGTTATGGTATAGTCTTAGAGGGGCTGGCGGGTACCTAGGGGGTACCCTCAATTATAAGTCAGCACCCCTCGCTGCTATATCCTCAGCTTATGCCCCTCCACCTTATATCAACACTTATCCATTTCTCCCTACGGCTCTCCACTCTTATCTCAAAAAAATTTCCCCTAGAAAAATTTCTCCAGAAAAACAACACTATATAGAGTTTTCTATCTACATAACAAAGGTTCACTATGCATTCATTATGGCGCTTATGGGCTAAAGCTCTAGGAGAAAAGGCCGGTAGTACTGATTCAGAGGCTAACATAATTGCCGTTATTCGTACTTCCATTGTACTATGCTACATCATAACTAATCTTTTCATTGTATCTGGAGTAATTAGACACTGGTAGATAATATATACTAGATAGAAGCGCTAAAAGATTCTATACTACTTTACACTATAAGGAGATCTGTATGTCATCTGAAGAACAAAAATTCTTACACTCTCAACGCATTTTAAAGAAAGATGCGTCTATACGTAGACAAACAAAGATCGCTAAGACATTTGGATTAGATCATTACATTAAAGAGCCTCATCGTCTGGCTAAGCATCATGCTCTGGATTGTGGGAATGCTGGTTGCCCGATCTGTTCAAATGGTCGAAAGACTAACGGTGAACTTACTGTGCAGGAAAAACGTATGTTTCAGGATAAACTACACTTTGAAAGCAATGCCCGGTTGGTGGATCTTGTCGAGGAACCGTGGGAAGAAGATATGATGAGTGGGTTTCCGAACGTTGAAAATACCGAGATGAACAAAGGCGCTTGACATCTTAGGGGAAAGATGTTATAATACAGACATATGAATACTAAAGAACGCTTAGAGACAGTCGAGGATCTTAAGGGTCTTTTGAAACTCTTGAATGAGGGTAGATATTGGGACGGGCGGAGTTGGATCTATCAACTTATTATTCCGCATCGTTTCGTTCCGTATATCGACGGTCTCGAGAAGGCAATTAAACTACTGGACGATAACGAAGATGAACTATAAGCAAGACTCCGAAACTGGAGAATTCGATATTAACTACGCAAACATCATCATGAATAAAGAATGCATGAAGATTACTCGAATCTTGGCGGCGGATCTACAAGACAATCCGTATTATACCGTCGGACAGTTTCTCAAGAATCTGAACGATGTTGATCTGGCTGAACTGAATAATATCGTGAACTGTAACTTTAAAGCTGATCTTGACGATGTCGACGAAGAGGAAGAGCGCGAGACTGATCCTCGAATGGCTGATATTGTTCTGCTGGCCGAGATGCTATCCCGTGGAGAGGATGTCGTATCCAAATCTGACGAAGAACTCTTGACCAAGGTAAACCAGTTCATGATCTTTATCTCCATCGAGAGCTTACGTCGAAAGGGTATGGTTGAAGCATACCATTCCAATATGACGTTTGGGACTGATGGTAAAGAGAGAGTGATCGTAAAGAAACTACATGATTTAGACGAAGACTAATAGGAAACATAATATGAGTAAACTTATACAATTCTCCCGCCCGTGCGAGACATTTGACCCAACCAATAAACATCATAGAGAAATCTTTCACGCTGCCCTGCGGCATCGTTCATGGGGCCGTTCTCCCATTCGATTCTGGTTAATCGAAGAAACTACTAGTTTGATGGATCAGTGTACTAAGAAGATGGCTCGTTATTATATGGAAAAAGAATTCGGCAAAATTGACGAAAAAACAACAGCTGACGAAATCAAAATTATCAAAGACTATAAAGAGGCATCTATTGATCCAAGTCGCTTGACAAGAACAACATATGGTGTTATAATAGACTAAGTAACAACACCACAGGACTAACATGGCACGAAACACATCTGCACTTTCCGGTAACGAACCTGACGTATCTTTGATTGACGGTACGGATATAAAGTACAATATCAACCTGATGCGGGTAATGAACTGGTATTCTGCAGAGAAGCTAAAGAGCGATGCTCGTAGATATACTAGGGACTATGTTAAGGCAAAGATGCCAAACGAACTGAAGACTTTCGACGAGATAAAAGATGTTCAGATTGTAAACACCTTTGGTTGGATTGCCCGTGTTATTATGCTAGGTGGTTCTATTTCTGATAATCATCTTGTTAAGTTTAATAATTACATTCGTAAGATTCTAGATTCGACTATCAAAACTGCAGAACCCGTAGTACAAGTTGTAACTACATCTGCTCCTCGTGTATCTATTCAAGATGCAATGAAAGAAAAGATCTCTGAGTATATCGGAGAACTAGAAGGTTGCTTGGACAAGATGGTTCAAGATAAAGAAGACTTCTCATTGTATAAGCATATGCAAGCGAATCACATTCCAAAACCGTATGTTACGGATGTTAAAGAGTGGTCTAAAAAGAATCTCAGAGAGTTTATTGCTGCGTATGAAGGTAAGGATTCTCAATTGAATGAGGGGTATTCTTTCCTGCAGAAACGTGAACTAAAAAGCATCGTTAAAACTCTTGCACAGTGTATCGAGGATTGTGATAAATATTCAGAATTCAAGAAAGCAAATCGCAAGCCGCGAGTGTCTAAACCGAAAGCACCAGGAATTCAAATTAAGTCTTTGAAGTTTAAACGTTCTGATACCGAACTTGGTCTTCAGTCTGTTTCTGCAACAGAGATCATTGGTGCTCAACAAGTATGGTTCTTCAATACAAAGACTCGTAAGTTGATAGTATATCGTTCGGAATCAGGGTTTCAGGTTAAAGGTTCAAGTATTCAGAACTACGAACCAGAACAGTCTATTCAAAAGACTTTGCGTAAACCTGCAGAACAAATTAAGGCAATGATGGCTTGCGGTAAAGTACAACTAAGAAAATTTATGGATACAATTAATGCTAAAGATCAACCAGCAAATGGTCGTATCAATGCGGAAATGATTATCCTAAAAGCTATTAAATAGAAAGACGCTAATGGCATTGTCACTATCATATTGTCAACTAATAAGAATTATTCTTGCACAAATGGGCGGAAGCCCAGTTCAACAAATTTTTAACGAAACTTCGGGCGGCGCTCAAAATATTATTAAAAGCTTAGGTATTCCCGGCGCAGCCGAATTTGGCGAGGCCGCAGCACTTGCACAATTTACACAGGAAATTGTAGCAAAGGTAAAAGCAGCCGCCAGCGAGATTAATAATGCAACCGTAATTGCACAACAGTTCTTTCATAATCCTGTAGCGCAAGGAACAGCAGCAATCAATACAACTATTCAAACTAGGATAGATTTTCTCACAGCAATTGAATTTAAAACAAGTGATGAAATTGATGAATTGGCTCTATTACAAGAATCCAAAACAAAACTAACAAGTTTCTTAACATACACTAATCAATTATCTGGACAAGCAACCGGTGGTAGTGGATTTGCAGGCGGTTGCACTCTAGCGGATTTAATGGGATCTGGATGTAGCAAATCAACAGATGTTCCCGATATAGATTTACAGACAATTATTGACGGATTTAATAGTGGTGCAATTATAACTGCAGCAAAAGATAAATTCGTTAAAGCAGTTGCTGATGGTACAGGATATACTGGAGCAGTTACCGCATTGCAAGATTTAAATTCGGCAGTAGTAAATTTTAATAATGTTATTGAAAACAAACTAAACGAAAAGATTATTACTGCAGCAGTTGAACAATTCATTGTTGGATTGGCTTTTGATTTATTATCAGGATGCAACAGTAAGTTAATGAATGCAATTGTTAGCCCCAGTGCTAAAGCGGCAATTACACCTTATGTAGAATACCAACAAAAAATTAAAAATGGCGATTTGCCTGCAGGCGGAGTATCTCCTGCAAATACTACATTGAATACTTAATAAAAAAGAAGGATATATTATGATTGTTGTTGATTATAGCCAAACGGCTATCTCAAATTTTATGGCTGAAATTGGAGGACGTAAAGATATTGAAGTACAGACTCCGATTCTTCGACATATGATTTTAAATTCGATCCGAGGATACAAACAAAAATTTGGAAAAGAATATGGACAGATTGTTATTGCGTGTGATAATCGAACATACTGGCGTCGTCAAGTATTTCAATACTACAAAGCTGGTCGCAAAAAAGCTCGAGAAGATTCTGGTCTAGATTGGAAAGCAATCTTTGAATCACTTGATCTTATTCGTAATGAGATTGATGCATTCTTTCCATATAAAGTTGTTAACATCGAAGGTGCAGAGGCGGATGACGTTATTGCTATTTTGGCAGAGTGGTCTCAGACTAATGATTTGCGAGAAGGTTCTGTTTTTGACGATGATCCAAAACCATTCCTAATCATTTCAGGCGATCATGATTTCATTCAGCTGCAAAAATTTAAGAATGTAAAACAGTTCTCACCAATTCAAAAGAAATTCGTTAAACCAGATAATTCGCCTGCGCAATACTTGTTTGAACATACAATTAAAGGTGACAAGGGTGACGGCATTCCCAATGTTCTTTCTGCGGATGATTCGATTGTTGCCGGAGAGCGACAAAAACCAGTATCATCTAAAAAGCTAGAAGCCTGGTATAAAGATCAAAGCACGTTACCAAATGATGATGAATTCAAAACTAGACTTGCACGGAACAAAATGCTAGTAGATTTTGAGTATATTCCAGACAACATTAAAAACTCTGTTATAAATAACTACGTAGAGCAACCCATAAAAAACAAAAGTATGCTTTTGAATTTTTTCGTTGAACATAAAATGAAGAACATGCTAGAATTGATTGAGGAATTTTAATGAAAACAACAATACCACAAATCTTTGCTGAGGTTGAGAAAGCTCAAACCAAACAGGCAAAGGTAAATGTACTACGCGCATATAACCATCCTATCCTTATAGGGATGTTGCAGATCAATTTTAACCCAGATGTTGTATTGCATTTGCCCGAAGGACATCCCCCACATAAACAAGATAAAAATATCCCACAAGGATATTCTGAAACTAATTTGTTTGCCGAGTTTCGTCGTATGTATATTTGGCTTGATCCAAATATTAATCTTACTAGGATGAAGAAGGAGCAGTTGTTCGTTCAAATGCTTGAAGGCATTCATTGGACAGAAGCTGATGATTTATGTCTTGCAAAAGATAAAAAGTTACAAACAAAATATCCTTCGCTGAAAGAAGACATTGTTCGAGAAGCTTTCCCCGATGCATTGCCTCCTCCTAAACCGAAGGAGAAAAAGGAACCAGCAGCAAAAAAAGAGAAAGTCTCTTTGAAAGGTTGACTCGGTTCTTCAAACGAGACATATCCGAACCCGAACCGGTCGTTAGTAAATGGTTAGATCAGGGCGAAATGCCAGATGATCCGAATCATGATCCTAGACTAATGAGACATCACCAGTACAGAGCATTTGATAAGTATTGAAAATAATGCTTGACATTCGCCCTAAAAGATGTTATAATTATATTATGGAGATCTTATTATGACTATGCACCTTATTGGACCTTGGCTTTCTACAAACGGAAAGAAAAAAGGCAAAGTTAAATTTAAAAGCGCCGAAGAGGCAAAACGTGCGCGGCAACTTGATAAAGACTGGGTTGCTATGAAAAAGAAGTGGGGAGTTGAAGCGGAAGAAAAGAAACGTAAACAGGCAATGTCTGCAGAAGTTTTAAAGTATTCCCTTGACATTCCTGCAGGGCGTAGTACTGCTCATATCAAAAGTCTTAATCAAGACAACGGAGTTGCTGTTCTAGCACCCGCAAAAAAATATACAGGAACTAAAGTATTAGGTATTGGTACAATGCATAAGTCGAATGCCGTACCTATCTTTAGTGATGCTGAAGCAAAAGAAATTTCATCTATGAGGCGATAATGAATATAACACAACGTAATTGGGGATATTATAATGTATTACATTCCCAGGGAAAAGAAGTTAAGGTTAAAGAATTAACTATAGATCCTGGAAAATGTTTAAGTATGCAACAACACAAAGATAGAGCAGAACATTGGTTTGTTGCCGAAGGTACTGCAACAGTCTATACTTTAGATGTTAGCACAGATGTTGAACTACATGGGACATTTACTAAATTTCAAAGTCTCCATATAGGTAAACAAGAGTGGCACCAGCTCTGTAATGAAAGTGATGCACCATTGAAGATTATCGAAATCCAGTATGGAGATAATTGTATTGAAGATGATATTATAAGGAAAAATTAATTATGGCAGGTATTCCATCAAGCCCAAAAGATCGTAAAGAAATCTTTGATTGTATGAAAGAAATTTCAAATAGTATGACTCGCATGGACGGCGAACGTGAGTTTATTCGTGAAGCAATTAAAGATATTTGTGAGAAGCAAGAACTTAGTAAAAAGACTTTTCGTCGTATGGCTAGAGTTTATCATAAGCAAAACTTTAGCAAAGAGATTGAAGAGCACGAAGAATTCGAAACAATGTATGAAACCATTACAAATTCTACAACGATGGCTAGCGCATGATTCGATATATACTAGAAGCAACCTGGCGAGATAAAATTGGTCGCAATAAAAAGCAATCAGTTGTAGGTGTCTACGCCAACATCGAAGATATCGAAGCCGCCAAAGAAAAAGTATCAGTAACCCCTCATCGTTATAAGAGTGTTACTTTTAACGTAAACGTGGAAGAACATCCATTTTTTGCTTAAATATTAAGCACAATAACCTTATGCTTGACACGGGTACTATTTTCTGTTATAATAGAGACATGAAACAAGTAAAGAAACTTCCTGTTAGAAATTTCGTTGCGAAAGATCTTCGTACACCGAAATATCGACTGAAAGTTGTTGAACTCAAAACTCGTTATAAACGTAAGGCAAAAACTCATAATGACTACAATCTCCGATATCTTTGATTTGCTTGCAGCCGACAATTCTCGGCTGGCTAAAGAAGCAATTCTAACTGCGAACAAAGATAACAAAGATCTTCAACGAGTAATTAAACTTGCTCTTGATCCATTGATTAGTTTTTACATTCGAAAGATTCCTTCCTATACTGCAAACGGCAAAAAGCCTTTGTCTTGGGCAATGGATCAAATTGAGAATGAACTAGCTACTCGTAATGTTACCGGCCATGCTGGTATTGACCTATTGACTAATGTATTGGAATCATTGAATGAAGCAAACGCCGGCGTTATTGAAAAAATCATCAAGAAAGATCTTCGTTGCGGAGTATCCGAGGCAACCGCAAATAAAATCTGGCCAAAGCTTGTATCCACCTACCCGGTTATGCTGGCTTCTGGATTCGAGCAAAAACTTGTCGACAAAATTAAATTCCCTGCATACTGTCAGTTAAAATTAGATGGTATGCGTTTCAACGCAATTGTGCGTAATGGCACAGTAGAATATAGGAGCCGAAATGGCCGAGAACTTTCTATTCCGAGTAAGTTGTTTAGTGACGCCCTACTTAAACTTTCTAGTTATTATGGTTCCGATTATGTGTTTGATGGCGAACTACTTGTTGTAGATTCTGCAGGTAAACCATTAGATCGTAAAACAGGCAACGGCATTCTTAGCAAAGCAGTTAAGGGCACAATGTCTGATAAAGAAGCGGCAATGGTTCGTGTAACATTATGGGATGCAATTCCTTTTACTGCCTTTCAAATAGGCAAATATACTACACCGTATAACGATCGCTTTATGGAATTGATGCAAAATATTGACTTCCTTAAAGGTGTATCTGCAATAGGACATCTTGTAGATATTGTGTGGACTAAGGAAGTCAATAATCAGTATGATGCACAACGGATTTTTGAAAAGTTTCTTGCTGAAGGTCAAGAAGGAACTATTCTAAAATCTAAGACAAATATCTGGGAAGACAAACGTTCTAAAGAACAGATAAAATTTAAAGGCGAACTAGATTGTGATCTTAAAGTTGTTGATTGGGTTGAAGGTACTGGTAAAAACGTGGGACGTCTCGGTGCACTAGTATGCGAATCCGAAGATGGAAAAATTCAAGTGAATGTTGGCTCAGGATTTACTGACGATGAACGCGATTCAATTGGTAAAGATATTATTGGCAAAATTGTGTCAGTAAAATATAATGCTCGTATTAAAGATCGTGGCGATAATGTTGAAAGATTGTTCTTGCCAATTTTTATTGAACTTCGTTTAGATAAAACAAAAGCAGATATGGAAAGTAAAATCAAATGAAAAGATGGTCTGTCAAAATAGAAGAAGATCCTGAAACAGGAGATGGTATACTAAACTTTCCTCCCGATATGTTAGAAGAAACCGGATGGAAAGAAGGCGATACTCTTATCTGGAAAGATCTTGAAGATGGTACATGGTCTTTGACTAAAAAAGATGATACTGTTGCTCTGCTCGAAGAGGAAGAAGCTTGGAAAGAGTTAGATGCAAAGTTAAATAAAGGTGATAAAAATTAATATCTTTTATCTACATAACAATACTATTGAATGCGCAAAACTACATACTGACAAGCATGTAGTAAAAATGATCCTTGAATATGCTCAACTTCTTTCTACTGCTCATCGGTACCTTGATGGTACTCCCATTGTTGTTCGCAGAGCTACAAATAACCGGAAACAAACACGGTATATATTACCTAATGATTTTGATGGTGTGCTTTATAGTTCCACTCATATTAACCACCCTTCAGCTATTTGGGTAAGAAAGTCAAAAGAAAATTACATTTGGCTATCTAATATGTTAATCGCCTTGTGCGAAGAATATACATATAGATATGGGAAGACACATAAAGTAGAAAGAGACGGACTTTGCTTTGTTCTGTTAAAAAACATTCCAAAGAATATTGGTAACGAAGGGTGGTCAGAGCCAACCCCTGCAATGCCCGATACATATAAAGTGATTTCTAATTCTATTAAATCATATATAAATTATTACGTAGGTGCAAAGCAACATCTTGCATCGTGGAAAAAACGAGAAAAACCTGATTGGTACATTTATGCCTAGTTATACTTTAAAATGTTTAGATTGTGAAACTGTTTTCAATGTTCTGTGTTCTTGGGCATCTCGGCCGGAACAACAATGTACTAACTGTCAATCAATAAATCACGAATCTATTATTGGTGCTCCTGCATTTGGAGATGCTGTTCGTCTAGGGGTTACTAAACCAGACGGTGGTTTTAAAGAAGTATTGTCTAAAATTCATTCAAATAACTACAAGAGTAACTTAGGAGATAAGTTATCTAGGAGTTAGACTATATTATGGGGGTGGGGTAGAAATACCCTTAATATAAACTAACCGAGACTTTACATGGCGACTAAACGTTCAACTAATACATCGGCAGCGACGTATTCTGAAAACTCATTAACAACCAAAGATCATAAACAAGGAACAAGATCAAATAATACTTTAAGATTGCGATTAGACGATCTCAAAACCTTTGCTCCGTTAACGGATAATCAAAAGGATTTTTTTAATGCATATAAACGGGGAGACTACTTTGTAGCATTGCACGGAGTTGCAGGTACAGGGAAAACATTTATTGCATTATACAAAGCATTGGAAGAGGTACTAGATAAAAGTAATCCTTTCAACAAAATTATTATTGTACGTTCTGCAGTGCAGTCAAGAGAAATAGGCCATCTGCCTGGAGATGTTTCTGAAAAAATGGAAATCTACCAGCAACCATATCGTCAGATATGCGAAACATTTTTCGGTCGCAAAGACGCTTGGGATAGATTAGAAGAACAAGGTCACATAGAATTCATTTCAACAAGTTTCATTAGAGGTATGAGTTTCGATGATGCGATCATTATCGTAGATGAAATGCAAAATATGAATTTTGAAGAAATTGATACTGTTATGACTAGGGTAGGATACCGATCCAAAATTATTTGGTGCGGTGATTATAGACAAACCGATTTAAGAAAAGCTGGCGATAAGACAGGAATTTTAAAGTTCTTCGATATTGCAGCAAAGATGCAAGCATTCACTCGTATAGAATTTACTGCAGATGACATTGTACGTTCATCGTTGGTAAAAGACTATATCTTAGCAAAACTTGATTACGAGGATGATATATAAAGTATAAATAATGTCTCATGCGAATAACAATTATAAGGAGACAAAATGGCTGATAGTTTTGATTTTAATTTTACAGAAGAACATTTAAAACACTTATTACCAAAAGTTAAAAACATATCTGAATGGTATACTGCAATTGTGGAAACACTTCCACAATATGATATTTACGATATTGGGAGAGTTGCTGCATTCATTGCACAATGTGCGCATGAATCAGGCGGATTTACTCTTGTTCAAGAAAACTTGAACTATAGCGCAGATGGTCTACAGAAAATCTTTGGTAAATATTTTCCCAATAATGAGATTGCTGCACAATATGCTCGACAACCTGAAAAGATTGCAAACAGAGTGTATTCAAACAGGATGGGTAATGGGGATGAGGCAAGTGGAGATGGATGGAAGTATAGAGGTCGAGGGTTAATCCAATTGACAGGTAAATCAAATTATACAAGATGCTCTGAAGCATTCTTTGATGACCATACTTTGTTAGATAATCCAGATATATTATTGCAACCATACTATGCTTTAAATTCTGCATGCTGGTTCTGGAATGCAAATAATTTAAATGAATTGGCAGATACGCAAGATTTAAAAATGATGACTAAAAAAATCAATGGCGGTTTTATTGGTCTTGAGGATCGTATTGCACACTACAACCATGCAGTGGATATATTACAAGGATAATTAATGACATTTAATCATGTTAAGGTGAAAGAGTTTGAAAAATTGGAGCAGATTACGCTACCAAGTGGTGTAAGGCATTACGTAACACCGGAGGGTAAAAAATATCCTTCGGTGACTACAATACTTGGTGCTCAAAGCAAACAAGGAATTATTGAGTGGCGTAAAAAAGTAGGCGAAGAGGAAGCAAATAAGATTTCTCGAGCCGCTACAAGTCGAGGAACTAAATTACATACACACGTTGAAAATTATTTAAACAATGTGAATGCAATACAAGAAATGTCAATGTTCCAAAAAGAATTATTTGACAGCATTGTTAATGATTTGCATCGAATTGACAATATACATCTTCAAGAAGAGAGATTGTACTCAGATCACTTGCGTCTAGCAGGGACTGTTGACTGTATTGGAGAGTTTGATGGCAAATTAGCAGTCATTGACTTCAAGACTTCGGGTAGGCGCAAAGAAAAACATTGGATTCATAGCTACTTTATGCAATGTGCGGCATATGCAATCATGTACGAGGAAAGAACTGGCATTCCAATTAGTAAATTAGTGGTGTTAATAGCAGTGGAAGGCGATTCTCCCCAAGTTTTCATCGAAAAACGTGATAATTGGGTCGCGGAATTGCTAAAATGTCGAGATTCTTACGAAAATGGACAATAAACGCTTGACATTTTTCTAAATTTCTGTTATAATATATAAAATAGGAGAGAAAAATGAAAAAACTACTTTTTCTAGCAATTTTTGCATTTACATTTTCAGCAAACGCCCAATGGCACCACAGACATTGGGAGCCACGGACAGTTATTGTTGAACGTAGTGATTGGGTAGCACCACTAATTATTGGTGGTATTGCCGGCGCAATAATTGCAAACCAAAATCAACCACAACCTGTGGTTGTACAACAGCAACCGGTAATTGTACAACAGACACAAACTGTATGTACCGACTGGAAAGAAATTCAAACACCGGATGGTAAAATTTATCGCGAGAGAAATTGTTATCAACGATAAAACATATACTTATGATCTCGGACACGGCTAGGCTGTGCAATTAGACAAGATCCCGCTTCTTAGTGGGTACGGGAGGGCAGATCTCCCTAAGTATATTTTTATTGCTGTATGAAGCAAAGAGAAAAGTGTTCTGGACGGGGGTGCGAATCCCCCCAGGTCCACCATATAACGCACTATTGCATAAAACCGACTCAATCATCCGAGTGCAGGCAAACCATTAGTGCTTATACGATGGGCCTGCATAGTTTCGACAGGGCAACAAGTAAATGAGTGGACAGCACAAGAGCAACCTTGTAAAAAGAAGAAAAACCGTAAACGCAAACGACGAATTGTTCGCATTAGCAGCCTAAACACTGCTTAGGGTTTCGGTAGGTTTCCTCGTAACAGAATAACCTACCAATATGTTTAACAACAGGAGAAAATTTTGATTAAAAAACTTGTACTTGTAACCGCACTTATTAGTGCAGTAACTGCAGCGCAGGCCACAGAAGTTGGTATCAATGGTGGTACTAACATTAGCTCAAGCGAAAATGTTTGGGGCGTAACTATCGGTCGTAAGATTGGTGTTGCGGATGTAACCGGTGGCTTTACTCGTAATATTTCGTCAGACACATATAGTGTAGGTACTTCTAAAACTCTTACAAAAATTGGTCCCGTATCAGTTGCTGTAAAAGGAAGCGGTGCATTTGTTGACAGCAAAGTTGATCCAGATGGATATGCTGTAATTGTTGGTGCTGGTGCTTCGGTACCTCTAACAAATAAAGTATCCGCTACTGTAGATTACTCTTATCAAGTTGGCCAAGATGTTATCAAGGCACAAAATGGTAGCCGAGTTACTGCGGGTGTAAAACTTAGTTTCTAAGTTATAAAGGTTTGGTAGGTTAACCAGCATAGCAAATAACCTACCATTATTAATAACATACACGAATAATGAAAACTTATACAAAATCATTTCTATTATTTCTATCCTCAATACTATTAGTATCTATTTTTGTTCAAGTAACAACCGAAAAATTAAATAATTTAAGAGAATTAAAGTTTAAGGATAGTGACATTACAGTCGCCATAAGAGAGCAACAATTAAATTGTCTCGCACATAACATTTACTACGAAGCAGCAACGGAGCCATTTGAAGGCAAAGTTGCAGTTGCTCAAGTAACGCTCAATAGAGCAGCATCAAGCAAATTTCCTAACGATATTTGCAAAGTAGTATATCAACGTAACGTAATTTATGACAAAGTAATTTGTCAGTTTAGTTGGTATTGCGAAACATCAACAAAAGTAAAACCAATTTATGCAGCTGCATATAAGGAATCATATGAAGTCGCAAAGAAAGTTCTTTTAGAAGGATTTCGATTAAAGGGCCTCAATGAGGCAATGTATTATCATGCTTCATACGTTTCTCCTAATTGGAATAAACAACAAATCGCAAAAATTGGCAACCATATCTTTTACAAATAAATTATGATCTTTAAACTACCCTCACTACAAAATGTTATTGAATACTGCAAGACAACACTAACAGTTGCAACTGCAGAAACTATTGCATGGATTGGTATTGTACTAATCCATGCATCAACAGTGCCGACAATGATTTCATTAATGTCTGGTCTATCGGATAGGATGCCTCCTGTAGATTTTGTTCTATTTGTTTGGGCAGGATTATCACTACTATTTGCCCGCGCAGTAATTCTTAAAGATATGTTGACTATTGTTACTATCGGGGCAGGATTTATTGTACATTCTTGTTTCCTTGCCCTAATACTATTTAAATAAAATGAGTCTAAAAGATCTAACCCACGAAAAGCATAAAGAAGCTGAAACGCAACCGTTTATTAAAGCTATCTTTAAAAAATCAGTAACAAGAGAAGAATACGCAGATTACTTATTTCAACTTGGTTTTATATACCATGTATTGGAAGAAGATGTAGGTGACAAGTTTGGTCTATTTGATGATATGTTGGAATTAAAACGATCTGCAAACATTAGAGATGACATTAATGAGCTTACTACTCCTACAACTTTATACTCGCCCAGAAAGTCTACTGTAGACTATGTGAACTATTTACTTAGCATAGACAATGCACAAGATGCAATGGCACATATCTATGTGCGCCACATGGGTGATTTATTTGGTGGTCAAGCTCTTGCAAAACTCGTGCCTGGTTCTGGAAAGATGTACAAGTTTGAAAATAGAGAAGAATTAATTGCCAAGGTTAGATCTAAGTTAGTTATTGAAATGGCAGATGAGGCAAACATTGCATTCGACCACAATATCAATATGGTTAAGGAATATAACTAATGTCTATGGTATGGGATAAGATGATTCCATTATCAGAATCAATTATTGGCAAATTCAAAGAGTGTGATGTTTTGCCAATAGACAGCAAATATGAGCACACCGATATTGATTTCACTTGGAAGAATTATCTATTCAAATCTGATAAGTTTCGACGAGCACATATTGAAATTGTAGATGCAAGAGAATCTAAAAAGATGTGGGTTATGCACATGACTGTATTTCCGCATCTCAATGACCCTGCTCCAATATTTGGATTTGATGTGGTATGTGGAGCAAATAAGATTACTGGCGCATTCCATGATTTTTCTAAATCTGGCGATAGTGTAATTTATAATTGGTATCAAGATAAGATGTCATCTATAAATTGGACTAAGCCAAGAGAACTACCAGATTGGGCAAAGCGGATTTTTAGCCCGGGAATGCTTGCGGCAGGAAATGTTAGTACAGAAGAAGAATTGGATAAATTGATTAACGTTGCTATAGACAATTTAGATTATTTCCTTTATAATGTAGGGAATGAGAGAAATAGTAATAGTTATATAGACCCCTATAACAATTATTGTATTAATCAAAAGTTGAATCATCATACATTAGCAATGATGGTTAATCTAGGTGTAGACGAAACCAATTTTAAAAACTTCATGGACGAAATTTTATTTCCAGAATTAAAATGATACAAGAAAACGAAATTTTAACCGATAGTTTAATTATTACAAAACGATTTAGATCGCCTAACGAGTTCTCATTGTATATCGAAGAACTTGTTGCTAAGGAACATATTAGTTACATGGATGCAGTAATTCAATATTGTAACGAAATTGATATTGATGTAGAATCTGTTGCAAACTTAATTAATAAGTCCCTCAAGGATAAGATTCAATACGAGGCCGAGGAACAAAATTATATGAAACCAAGGGGCAAACTGCCACTATGACAATGGATGAATTTTCAGTTTATAAAATGTATATTGCTCTTAAATTGCATTTTACAACAGACAAATATGATGTAGTTAAACAACGGGGAAAGGTCAAAGCAAGCCGACAAGCTTTTGCAAAAAGAACTGATCTTTTCTCTATTAGAAAAATTTCCAAAACTTATTCTGACGAAGAGGTTGCTAATTTTTTAGTTGCAAATTTCGTTTCCGGCGATCGCTGGGGAGGGATGTTTGATATTGATGCTGGCGAAAGATATCAACTTTGGAAAAAGAAAATTGAGAGTTTATCTTATAATTTTTCTCAAGATTTGGATGCACTGCTTGCAGAAATGGAAGATAAAAATTTAAGTTTATCAGAAATCTTTAATGTGCAATCGGGTCAACACCCATATATAATTAAAGCGTTTTTAAGAAAAACAATTAGCATTGAAACCTTGGTTATATTGGAAAAGCTTAACAAGTATGTAGAAGTTTTTGATAAAGAAATTACTGACACTATAGTTTGGCCCGATATATCTAGATTGATTAAAAAGTATAAACCATTTTTATCTATAGATACGGAAAAATTTAATGGAATCTTTAGACAACGAATTAGAAACGCAGGGTAGGTTTAAAAAACTAGAGGAAGATCTTGTTAGAATGCAAGAACTACTAGCTTACCAACAAGAAGCGATAAAGGATACGCAACGATATTTAATTAAAGTTGCGCACGGTCAACAGGAACTTAGCAAGCGTTTGCTTGCTTGGCCGTATATCAAAGTTCCGACAAAAAAGACGAAAGATGTTTAATATTTTTATATTGCAAAATGGACAATTACAGGAAAAAAGATAATTACGAGCGTGAGAAGAAGATTCGCCGGGTAGAAAAGGGCAATCACAAACTTGACAAGCATCGAAAGATTATATATAATATGACACCATCGAGTAAAGACGATGATGTATTTGATGAATATCTAGATTATGCATACGAAAATCAAAAAATTAAACGACGTTAATACTACGCACATACTACGCCAATACGAAAGGAAATTATCATGGCATTCACATCACTAGCAGATCTACGCAAATCTCGCGGAGGCTTCGATTCTTTAATGAAAGAAGTTGAAAAGATCGCAAATCCCCAATCAGAATCTAACAACAAAAACGATGACCGCTACTGGCAACCAGAAGTTGACAAAGCAGGAAATGGTTATGCTGTTATCCGATTTTTGGCGCCACCTAAAGGCGAAGAACTTCCATGGGTTCGCATTTGGAATCATGGTTTTCAGGGACCTACCGGAAAATGGTATATTGAGAATTCTTTAACTACTCTTGGTAAACAAGATCCTGTTTCAGAACTTAATACTGAACTATGGAATTCCGGTTCAGAAGCAAATAAAGAAGTTGCTCGGAAACAGAAACGTAAACTAACTTATATCACAAATATTCTTATTGTACAGGATACTAAGCATCCTGAGAATGAGGGTAAAGTATTCTTGTATAAGTTTGGTAAGAAAATCTTTGATAAGATTAAAGACGTTGCAGAGCCACAATTTGAGGATGAGAAACCACTTAACCCGTTTGATTTCTGGGAAGGTGCAAACTTCAAGTTGAAGATTCGCAATGTAGAGGGATATCGTAATTATGACAAATCAGAATTTGATAGTCCGAGTCCAGTATCCAATGATGATTCTATCATCGAGGCAATCTGGTCTAAACAACATTCATTGACTGCGTTCTTAGAACCTAAGAACTTTAAATCATATGATGAGTTGAAGAAAAAACTTACTATGGTTCTTTCTAATGGTGCACCTCCGGTTAAACCTGCAGAAAGTGTTGATCTAGATGAAGGTACAACATTTACAAAACCAGCAGCACAAGTTACTCGAGCTCCAACACCTACTCCTAAACAGGATGTAAATTTTGACGATGACGATGAATCTTTGTCATATTTCTCAAAGTTGGCGAGCGACGACTAATAAAGGAAATAAAATGAGTTTTAAAGCAAGCGTAATTATATTATGTACATCTTTAGTAATGGCTCATTCGGGGTTTGCTGTAGCGGCAACCCCGGTTAAGAAAAACAATCTTGAAATTCGAAAGATTGAAAATAAGCATAAAAATGAAAAGAAGGTCAAAAAACCTAAACCAAAGGTTAAAAGACCTTCAGAATTGAAGAAGTAAAAGAAAGCCCAGGAAACTGGGCTTTTTTATTGACTATCTATCCGTGTATGTTGATCGTTTATCTTGCCACCTATTAAATGAGCTAAAACTGGAATGAGGAGAGGGCGGAGTACCTATAATTGTTTGTTCTGTATTATTTACGACTTTATTTGATACGAACGGCGCAATTGTATTTGTTTGTGTTGTTTGTGGACTTAATTTTAAATCTGTATTTGTACCAGTTACGTTTTCTAAAACATTTTTTAGCGCCGGCGATTCTTTTGGCGAAACTAATTCTGTAGGTTGATTTGGAAACTTTAATGTTTTATTACTTGGTTGTATTGTTTCGGATTGTTTTATTATACCTTTAAGTTTTTCTTCTCCGCCCCAATTTTTTATTTCTTCAGTTGTTCCCTTTTGTAAAATATATTTGGCTTCGTCTGGACTAGGTAATTCTAATTTATCTTTTTCTGAATCTTGTTTTAAGCCAGCTGTTTCAGCATTAATCCTATCATATTTTGCTTGTCTAACTGTATTCGATAAAGCGTTAAAAGGAAGTAGATCGCCTACCTTTTCAATGCCGCGACCCACACCAGAAATTACTTGCTGGCCGGTAGACATTTTTTCCCAATTTTTATCATCCTGAGATTCGTCTATCTTAAGATCATTTCCTTTTTCGTCTTTACCAACACCAAATTCTCCTGCAACATAATCTAGACCAGAAACGGCACCGGTTACTGCTGCCCCGGCTACTGCTGTTCTACCGATTGCGGCTACCGAAGATCCAATACGACTTGGTGAACCTGGCTTGCCGCCAGAACCTTTGCCGCCTGAACTCCCAGGAATGTCTATGCCGATACCGCCACCTCCACCGGCAGCAGACAATACGTCAGACAATTTATCAGCAATTGCCTCTGCCAATTTTTCCCTATCTTCATTTTTAGCACTTTCAGAATTTGGTTCAATTCCTTTTGCTTTATCCGAAGAAGATACCATATTATTGGCAATAATTTTTTTAATGTTTATTGCTTCTTCAAGTATTTGTTTTTGGGTCTTATCATCTTTTAAATCTATAAGAACTTCAACCATGTCCGATAATACTTTATTTGTAGATTCAGAAGAAACCGAAGGAGGTACTGTAACAGACGGAGAAATTTCTTTTGGAGTATCTTGAACCAAATCTTCTCTAGGAATTACGTTTCCCATATCTCCAAATTTATTTTCTACAACCGAAGTTTCATTTGGCGTTTGTAATATTGGTTCAGTTGGTTCAATTGTTTCGGGGGGTTCTTCAGTTGCAACTTTGTTAATATTTTCGGGCAAAGAAGATTTTCCAAATCCAAGAAATTTCGGCAAATCTTTTGTAATAGGGGACGCAAACCCTTTACCAAAATCTTTAATATTTCCAAGTAACGTTTTTGGAGATGCGTTGGGGTCTTCTTCAGGTTTTCCTGCACGTTTTTCTAGTGTTGCAGTAAGTGTATCTAAAGCAGTTTTTAAATCATTTATATCTTTATGCGCCAGCCCATCCTTGCCGAATAATTGAATTAATTCAACAAGTGGATTTTCAGAATTTGATGTTGTATCCATTATAGGGCAGGTCTTCTAACCACCGGTTTTATTGCTAAGCTTGATTGTGGTGAAGGATTTCCGAATCCAACCGGAGATCCAAACGTAGACGCTCCAGCGCTTGGACTGCTACCAAAGCCGTTTGATGCGGGGACTGGTGCATCAAACCCACCGGAGTTGCCGAAACCTCCTGCTGCTGGTGCGCCAAATGCTGTTGAGCCACCTGCTGGTGAATTAAATCCTCCATTGTTCATTCCTCCGGGTTGATTGCTTACATTTACTGTATTTTGTGCGCCGGGCGGCACATACGTTGTGCCAGCGTTGGATGGCAATTGCATACCTCCGTTATTAGCACCGTTTAATTTTTCTTGAGTTCTACCATGTGCAGCAATACCAAGTACAGCTCCCATTGCTACGTGGAATAATCCTGCCCCCTGTAGAGTTAATGGCTGCCATTGGACGTTAACTGATCCTTTACTTAATGATTGTAGTAAACTCCAAAAAATAGGAGCAATTACAAAATCAAAAGTACATACAGACATATACATCCAACCCATCATTGGACGCCATTTGCTGTTCATCCAATCTTCTTTTTTCTTTTCACTAGCACTCATTTTTTCTTCTTGTTCTTCGGCCATTTTTAACCCCTTGCTGCTTTTTTAGCTTTTATTTTTTCATTTTCCTCATTGATATAATTTACTAATAACGAAACGTATATTTCTCTTTCCCATGGCAACATATTTTCTATTTCTGTTAATGAGTATTTATGGTGCTGCATTAACGAAAAATTTAATTGAAAATAATTTACAAGACTTTCATGAGAAAGAGTTAGACGAAAAAATTTTGTAGACCCTCCAAGTCTACAATATTTAAATGGTTACATTTAGGACATTCTGCCTCAATATGATGTACAAGTTTAGGAATGTTTCTAAAAAATTCTTCCAACAAATCAAATTGTTTCTTTGTAAATGCACTAACAAATGTATTTAATTCTTCCTGAGAATATGATTTTCTATCATAATAATCTTCAGGGGTAAATACTGCTTCTATACAGTTTGTAATCAATTCTACTATTTTAATACTATCCGCATTATTATGTATATCTAACATTTCATCAAATTTTGGATAACGTAAAACTACACCAATTGTGTCATTTATCATTATCTTATTATCTACAGTATTTTTTGTAACCTTAAGATCTGTTATATTAATTGTATGATCTATTTTATTCTCACAGATACAATTTACAATTATATCGGCACTTTCACTTATAGATTTTGCTCGAATATTTAGGAACAAATATTCAACATCAAAGTGAGCGAGTTTGTCTATGTCTAATTTTTTAAACGTACAATTATCTACAAGTTCCGTAACTATTCTAGATATTTCCCCAACATCTGCTTCTACATTAGTTAAAAGTATTTTATATTCTTTAACTAAGAATGGTCTATATTTAACAGTTTTCCCGGTTGAAGGTAATGTCAATTCGTAGGATGGAGTTTCTAATATTGGTAAAGCCATAATATATCCTTTATAATTAAATTATTGTCCCGATTGCTTTTACAGGATCTTTTATTGTAGGGGCAAAATTATTAGACCCAGTTGTTACCCATTTCCTGTAACTAAATGTTACGTTTAGTTTATGCGCTTGGTTATTCGCGCCCATGTTTAAGTCCATCATATTAACAGCTCTAGGAAATGCGTCTATTAATGTAACATCATATATTATTTCATTTTTTTCGTTTAGTTGTTTAATTAAGATATCTGAAGTATAATCTTCTTGATACTGGACATTAAAAGAATTTGGATTTACAACCTTAAATACCCAATCGTCAAAATATTTTTTAACATTAAAGTTTGCATCTACATAAAATGTCATAGTTATTGCCTCGCCACCAAATTCTGTAGATACTGGTTTTTGGTATGCTGGGCCATAAATTCTAAGACCTTTTGTGTTAATATTAATTCCTGGAAGATTTGATATTTCGCAAAATAAACTTACTAGTTTAGAATCACTATTCGTACGGGAAAACCAAACCTCAAATTTATTTGGTTTAGATAGTCCTCGACCTCTTATTTCAGAGATAAAATTTGATAAGTTGAACGCAGATTTCATTCTAATCCTTAGTATAGATACTTTAATGCATCTTTTTGTGCTTCGCGCCAGACAGTTGTTTTCTGTTCGCCTACAAATTTTTCTACAGGCAATTGCGATGCGGTAATCCAATCATTATATTGTATTTTATAAAATCTAGATCTAATCTGAGAATTCAAATAATGTTTAACTGCGAATTTTGCAGGCCCCAATCTAGATGTTGATTCTAACAATTTCCATGACAATCTTATTCTAGTATCTCCATTATTATTTACAGTATAATCTGACAATAATTGTAAAATCTTAAAACGCATCATATAGGGCAAATAGTGCAGATTGATACCGTAGAATCCACCGGGAACTTTTCTAAAAGGCAATACTAAAGGCAATCTATCGTAATATGGCAATGTATCTTTATGCTTTGGATCGTAGTAAAATAAGTACATTTCTCCGGGCAGTATGCTCGAAACTAATGGGGTATCTTTTAAAACCTCATTTACTGAACTTATTTTACCAAGATTTGAAACTTGTTGCTTATACCATTGGTATGATTTTTCTTGACCGGCAGCATTAATTCTGATGGTCTCAAAAGGATTCTTATTTACCATTTAATTCTTTATTCCTAAATCTTTTTCGGTTAGAATAATAAATTTCATACTGCGATCTTTACAGAATTCAAATGCTGCTTTCCATTTTGCATCGTTTACCCCATACTGAAATACCTCATCTATAAATCTTTTGGTTTTTCTTTCTGGAATTGTTGGCGGTTTAGTAAATCTTTCCGGTTTTATCTCAACTAAATATTTTTCAACCCCATTTGAATTTGTTTTCACTTTTATGTAGAAATCCACAAAATATCTATGAACTTTATTGTCAATTGGGGAAATATACGGTACAACGACTGTTTCTGACCCCCATTCTACCACCGATGCATTGGAATCGCACCATTTCATGAATCGGAGTTCCCATAAGGACCGATATACAATATTAGTAATATCTCCCATATACTTTGCAGCATTTGTCACTCGATACTTGCCCTTATAGGTTTTGGTGTACATAACTTATATAAATAATTAATAACTATATATTTATAGGAAAAAAATGGAACCAAACATTAGAGGGCAAGGAAAATATGATGTGGTAGGATATCATTATCCTGACGGGGTAGGGGTAAATAAGGATCTATTACATTACGTTCAATTTTTTATTGCTGTTCGAGGCAAATCAAAATTTAAGAAAACTGGAAGATATCAAACTACCGGGGAAATATCAAATACTGACGCATATACTAGAAGAGATAATAGTAATAGCGGTGCGAAGACTGCAGCCGCTGCGGCGATTGGATTGGTTGTTGGCGGTGCAGTCGCAAGTTCGGTTAAAGGCATTATTCCTAATGTTGGAGGATCTGCATCATTCAAAGCGGGCAGAGCATTGGCGTTGACGATGGCAGCGGGAATTCCAGCTGGAATTGTTGGTTTCGAAACTGCAAAGTCCGCAATTTCGGGTCTTACAGATGATCGCAAAGCTAGATTAAAAAGCGTTATTACATTGGCAATGCAGGAAAGACCTACAGTTAGTTACGGTGTAAATTATCAAGATAAAGATATGGGAATACTTGGCGGATTCCTAACAGGAAAAACCTCCATATCGGATACAATCGGCAGCAACGCCGGAGGAGAAATTGCCCAATCAATTGGTTTAGAATTTGCAAAAATTCCTTCAATTCTTCCTGGATTTGGAAATGCATCTTTAGGAGATATTGTTCAATTAGGTGCGAAAGTAAAAACTAATCCTTTTAGAGAAGTATTCTTTGAAGGGGTTGATTATAGAAAATTTAATTTTAGATATAAATTTATGCCCAAGAGTGAGGGCGAATCTAAACAGGTTAAAGAAATAATACAATTGTTTAAAGAACATATGCATCCTGAATTATCAGATGGCGGTTATTTTTATATCTACCCCTCTGAATTTTCTATAGAATATATTTACAATGATAAAGTAAATGGATATTTTAATAAAATTGCGAGTTGTGCATTAACTGATATGACTGTTGATTATGGTGGAGAACAATTTGCATCTTTTGACAATGGTGCTCCTTCTGAGATAAATCTTACATTAAGTTTTAGAGAATTAGAATTAGTTACAAAAGACTCAATAATAGCAGAAGGATACTAAATGTTCTTTGAAAAATTCCCGTTAACACAATACACATTAGATAATGGAAAAACTAGGCAAACTATTCCTGATATTTTAAGAAGAATAACATTATCTAATGAATTAGTAAAAAATGATGCATTCTTTGAACAATATTCAATAAAAGATGGAGAGACTCCAGAAATTGTTGCAGATTATTGGTATGGTGATACTGAACTACACTGGATTATTTTGTTAACAAATAATATTATAGATCCTAGATTTGATTGGCATCTAAGTTACAATGATTTAATTAAATACTGTAATGGAAAATACGGCGCATCAAATATTAATAAATTGCACCATTATGTAAATATGGAAGGGTATGTTGTTAATGGATACCGAGCAATGCGAGAAGAGTCAACCTTTATAAATCCGGGATCGGTTGAATTGGAACAAACGAATCAGAATATACAGGTTAATTTAGTTCTACAAAATTTTCCATCAGGATCATTATATCCAGTGACAAACTTTATGTATGAAGATGCACTAAATGAGAAAAGACGACAAATCAATATTTTAAAACCGGAAATAGTATCTTCTATAGATGCAAATTTTACTGAATTAATTACTCAATGACACAGTCTGTACAGAATGCGATTCAATCGCCAGGCGAAGTATCTATAGATCAACTAATCCTTGTATCTAATAATACATACATATCGTTATTGGATTATCTTGTTGAATTAAATATTTTTGAAAGTATTTTTAATAATATTTTATCAGGCGATATTGTAATTTCTGATAGCAGAAACTTAATAAAAAGCATACCTATTATTGGGGACGAATATCTTATAGTAAACTTAACTACTCCGGGATTTGACTCAAGGATACATAAAACTTTTAAGATAACTTCTGTAGAAGATAGACAGATAATAAGAGACCAAAATACACAACTTTACAAATTAAAATTTGTATCTCAAGAGGGAATAATAGATTCTTTATCTCCTATGTACAATGCTTTTTCCGGAGATATTAGTACACTTGTAGAAAAAATATTTGCAGAGAATTTATTAACTGTTAGAAATTTAGTATTTGAAAATGGTAATCTATCCGGAGCAATTGTACCCGGTTTAAATAAAACCCCCGTTGTTATTTTTTCGGAAACAGAAAATAATGTTAAATTTGTTAGTCCAGGGTGGACTCCATTTGATTGTATAAACTGGTTGTCTAAAAAATCAATACCAAAATCAGGTAAATCATGTAATTTTTTATTCTGGGAAACAAACAAATCTTTCTATTTTGGTAGTATAGAAAGCCTATTTGATGCACAAAATACAATAGGAAATTATAAGTATTCTGCAACAAGTGTTATGCGAGGAACCGACGACATATCGGAAAAAATGGGATTAATACAATCTATTGATATTGTTAATGGATTTGATTATCTTTCAAACTTGGATAATGGATATTTTGCCAGTAAATTTATAGGTGTTGATTTAATACATAAGAAAAGAAATAATACTTACTACGACCATGTTTCAGAATTTCGCAAGTATAATCATGCAATAAAATTTAATCCAAAACCAATATTTAATGAGACTACTGTAATACGAAATTTTGATAGTCATGTAAGGGTGTATCCTGTAAATCCAGGAATACATAATTATATTAATAATAATTATTCTGAAAAAATGAATGACATCTATGGTAATCGTTTATCTAATATGTTAGATTTAAATTCATTAAAATTAAATATAACAATATATGGTAGAACCGATGTAGAAGCAGGAAGAATAATATCCATAGATTTTCCTGATGTTTCTCCTGCAGGAGAAGCAGAGATAAGCCAGTCTCACTTGGATCAAAAATACTCAGGTAGTTATTTAATAACATCAATTCATCACAAGATTAATATCGCAAAACATATGATTACGATGGAAGTTATTCGAGATTCGCAACCTACAGAAATTAATTGGGATTATATTTAATATGCAACATATGTACGGAAATCCAAACTTCATCTGGTGGTTTGGAGTAGTTGAAGATAGAAATGATCCAGAAAAATTAGGTAGATGCCGAGTTAGGATTGTTGGTTATCATCCTGAAGATGTAACAATATTGCCTACCAGAGATTTACCATGGGCATTGGCAATGACGCCTATAACATCTGCAAGTACATCAGGTATAGGTATTACACCTATAGGACCAGTTGAAGGTACTTGGGTCGTTGGTTGGTTTTTGGACGGGGAGGAAAAACAACAACCTATAATGATGGGCACTATAACAGGTGCGCCCGAGCCAAATACAAACGAAGGCTCCAACATAAGTAATCCAAATTTTGATCCTGCGGGCCCATTAAATAGTTCTATTTTATCTCAGCAACAGGGATTTATTGATCCTAATCGAGTTTATCCTAAGAAAGATTACGACGGAAAGCCAGATACAAATAAACTAGCAGTAACAGATAAAACTCATGCATATTTTTCAGTTAAATCTAAAAACAGAAAAACATCTATAAAAAAAGCAAGTTCAAGTTCTACTTGGAGCGAACCAACTCCTGCTTACAATGCAAGATATCCTAGTAATCAGGTAATAGAAACTGAAGCTGGCCATGTGGTTGAATTTGACAATACACCTAATGCGGAACGCATACACGTTTATCATAAAAAAGGCACCTATATAGAAATTGATATAAACGGCACAATGGTTAAAAAAGTAGTTGGTGATAACTACGAAGTTTGCGACAGAAATGGATATGTTTATGTTAAAGGCGCGTATAATTTAACTGTTGGCGGCGCAACGAAAATATTAATTGAAAATGATGCAGATATTGAAGTTAACGGGGCATTGAATGTTACCGGACACGGATCCACTTTGGTGCAATCGGCAAAAACAGTACAAGTAATAGCAGAAGATATAATTGTTTCTGGAAAATCTAGTTTACAATTAACCAGTAATGGCCCGGTAAATATACAAGGAAGTAGCATTGCTATTAATGCAAAAGATGGAACATTCTCGGCAAAATCTAGCGGGGATCTTGCACTACAATCCGGCAGTTCATCTACTGCTAGTTTTAAAGGTGGGTTACTTGCACAAATTGATGCTACATCAATTACTACTCACGGCGGATCAATTTCAATTGCTGGGACAAAATTACCAGTATATCCTACTCCTTCAGAAGTTACAGTATATTCTGCGGATGCGGATGCGGGCGATTTAATACGTCCAGATGCTCCTGGAAGTATTTTCTTAGGAGATAGTTTAGAACCGGATGCAGACGCACTATCAAAAGAAAGAATAACTGCCGGAGAAATTAATCCAGATTTAGAATTAACTCAAGGAGAAAGTAGTACTGCTACAAGAAGTATTGCTCCAAAATCAGTAGATACCTCAGAATTTAAGAAATTTGCAAAATTCCCACGTTCCTTACAACTATCAAAATATTATACTTTGGGAGATTTAACTACAAAACCAACGGCAACATCTTTTGAGGTGCAGGCCCAAGAAGGTTTATCTGAAGCAGACATTGTTGGAAATCTAAAGCATTTGGCGGTAAATATGTTAGATCCAATATTTGAAAACTATTCGGATGTTGTAATTACCAGCGGATTTAGGGTAGGTAAGGGGTCAAATCATAATAAGGGATGTGCTGTAGATTTACAATTCCCCGGACATTCTTTTTCAGAATATTATACTATTGCAAAATGGATAGCAGATAACTTGCCGTTTAAACAGATTCTGTTAGAATACGCAACAAGACCTTCTGGAACAATTTCTTGGATTCATATTGCATCCGCCCAAGATGGTTCAAAATCCGCAATGCCATATGGTACGATGTTTAATCACAGTACTGCGTCGCCCGGAGCCAAAAATCTGTTTGTAAAGTTACTATAAATAAAGGGTATTATTTATAATTTAATGTATCTAGAAAAACGAATTCTTAATAAATATTAAAATGGCCACCATTAATAAAGTTGTTAGACGGTTTACGGATTTAAATCTAATTTTTAATCCACATCCGTACACAAAGGACGTTCTAGTTCTAAAGAACATAGACGCCGTCAAAACGTCTATACAAAATCTGATACTAACAAAGAATTATGAACGACCGTTTCATCCTGAAATAGGCAGTCAAGTTAGCAATTTATTATTTGAAAATGCAGGCCCTAGTACTACTTCTGCATTGCAAAAATCTATAAAAGATACAATTTCAAAGTTTGAACCAAGAGCAACTGTAACTGATGTTATTATCGTAGACAATTACGATAGCAATGAAGTTGGTATAGAGATATCTTTTACTATTAATAATGTTTCGGATCCAGTAACAGTAACAACAACACTTAATAGAGTAAGATAATGGCAAATTTAAGAATCGCAGAGTTAGATTTTGATACAATAAAAACAAATCTAAAAGAATTTTTAAAGAATTATACCGCCGATGATGGTGCGCCATACTTTACCGATTTTGATTTTGAAGGTTCTGGTCTATCAATCTTACTAGATCTTTTATCGTACAATACTCATTATAATGCGTATTTGGCCAGCATGGTCATTAATGATATGTTCTTGGATTCTGCAGTGAAAAGATCATCGGCAGTATCTATTGCGAAACACCTAGGATATACTCCTGTTTCTGCAAGGGGCGCAAGGGCAACATTAACATTTACTGTAACTGATCCAACAAATTCTCCAAATTTTTTAACTTTGGAAAAATATACTCCGTTCACCACAACAATTGACAATGCAACATTTACATTTGTAAATCTCAACTCTGTAACAATTCAACCAAGTGCCGGAATATACACTTTTAATAATATAGAATTAGTTGAAGGTATACCAATTCAATATACTTATACCGTAGATGTTGCGGGCCCGTCGGAAAAATATGTTATACCAAATGATGATATTGATACATCAACCATGCAAGTAATTGTTCAGAATTCATTTACAGATACTGCGCAAACAATTTACACGCTTGCGGAAGATACCCTGGGTGTAACAGATACCTCGGAAGTTTTCTTTCTTGAGGAAACTGCAATTGGAAGATTTCAAATTTATTTTGGCGACGGAGTAGTAGGTAAAAAATTAACTAGAAATAATTTAGTTATTATTAATTATTTAATTACTAGCGGCACCGTTGGCAATGTTGCTGGAACAATTTCACAATCGTTCACGTGCGCTACAACTATTGGAGGTGGTTCAGTATTAGGTGCAGTTACTGCAACAACAAATTCTAGAGGCGGCAAGGCAAAAGAAAGTATTGAGAGCATAAAATTCAGAGCTCCAAAATTTTCAGCATCGCAAAATAGAGCAGTTACAGATGCAGATTATAAGGCATTAATAGAAAAAGATTTTCCTTTGGTAGAATCAATTGCTGTATGGGGTGGCGAAAATAATGATCCACCAAAATATGGCAAGGTTATTATTTCATTAAAACCATACGATGGGTACGAGGTAAATCAAGATACAAAAAATAATATTTCAAAAGTAATATTACAAAGCAAACAAGTATTAGGAATTGCTCCAGAATTTATTGATCCTGAATATTTTTATGTGAATTTATCAATTAAAGTTAGGTATGATTCTGCAAAGAGTACTTTATCTGCCACAGAAATTAATAATTTTGTTATAACGGAAGTTAATAATTATTTCTACAATAATTTACAGCAATTTGATAAAGACTTTGTATTCTCCAAATTATCAAAGAATATTGACAGTATAGATGATTATATTATTGGAAATTTAATGACGGTTAAATTGCAAAGAAGAATTGAACCAGTTGCAAATTCTATAAACAATTATATAAGCGCAAATACTATAAATTTTAAAAACGGACTAAAACCCGGAACAGTAACCAGCACCAATTTTATAGTTTCATATCAAGGTAATTCTAAGAATGCAACATTAAAAGATTATCCAAATGATTCTTTTCCAAATAATTTAGGAACAGGTACTATTAAATTAATAGATGCTGATACTGGGGTAGTTTTAAATGATATGTATGGTGTTATTGATTATGGTACAGGTGTGGTAGAAATTTACAATTTATATTATACTGGATATGTTTCTGATATTATTGATATACGAATAAATGCTGAAGTACAGGATGCGTATCTTGATATTACTGTTAATAGAAATCAAATTTTATTATTGGATGATAGTACACTTAATAGTACTGGAAATAGAGTACCGGGACTTACAGTTAATGTAATTGCAGCATGAGTAGAATAAAAGAAAAATTATCTTCAATATTTGCTGCACAAATACCCGAGTTTATTCGGGTAGGTGAATCAGTTGCTGAAAATAGACAAATAATATCTGCAAATTCTAGTAGTTACCCAAGAATTGTAAAAGTTGGATCTACTGCAGATATTGTTGCTGGCGATAAATTAGTATATCCCGCAATTACAAATACAGTTTTTGTAACTAAAGTATTATCTTCTTCATCGGTAGAAGTTAGTGATAATATAAATGTCACAATAAGTAATGTATATGCAAAATTTGTAAGAACGGATACTACTTCAAATTTTGTAAAATTTTTAGAGGCATATTATAAATTTTTAGAAAAAGATCAACATCCTCAAGAACTATTACAAAATTCAAGATTATATGCGGACATTGATTATACTATTGATTCATTAATTGAAAACTTTTTTGTAAATTATGGCGATGATTTACCAAGAAATATTGTTGCAGATAAGAGAACTTTTGTCAAACATTTTAAAGATATTTACAAAACAAAAGGCACAGAAGAAGCATATAAATTACTATTTAGGGTATTATTTAATACCGAAGCAACATTTAAATATCCTAAAGATGTAATATTGAGAGCATCTGATGGTCTCTGGGTTAAAGATTATACTATTAGAGTAATTGCTAGTTCTACAGGAAATCCTTTTAATTTAATTAATTCAAAAATTATAGGACAAACATCTGGCGCAACTGCAGTTGTTGAAAATGTATTAAAATTAAGAATACAAAATACTGATATTTACGAATTATACTTGTCTAAAATTAAAGGTACTTTTGTTAAAGAAAATATTGTTTCTAGAAAATTAATTACTGCACCTAACGTATATTCTACAATACAAGTTACGTCTGTTCCTATATTAACGAAAATAGATGTTGTAGATGGCGTTGTGGGATATAATGTAAATAGTAATATAACTATATCGGGGGTATATGCAAAAATTAATGATGTAACAAGCACTGGCAAAATTAAAAATATAAAAATTATAGAACCTTCGAGTTATATTGATGCCCCTTTGAGTTTATACAATGTTGGCAGTGTTATAAGTTCAGATATAGACTATCCTTCCGCATCTATTTCTGGCAATATTACAATATCTCAAAATATTGGCACGTTTATTTCAGATAAATCGCACGGGTTAATAAAAGGAAAATTTGCAAATATAATTGGATATGGGAATACTTCTAGTTATTTAAATAATTGTGAAAACACAATTTCAATTTCAACAGTTCTTGATGATAAAAGATTTAGATTTGCAATATCACCTGGATCAAATAATACAAGTTTATCTGCAATATTAAAATATACAGAAAAAGCAGTAATTTCTGCAAAGTTAGGAATTGTTAGAGAATCAGCTGGATATTGGTCTACAAATAGAGGCAAACTTTCAGAATTAAATTATATTCAAGGTCCAGCTTTAAATAGTCCAGATAAAAATAAAATATATTATCAACCATATTCTTATGTTGTCCAAAGCGACGTTACTGTTGATAATTGGAAAAATATTGCATCCGCCACAGTTCATCCTGCAGGAACAGAAGTTTTTGGCGAGATATTAATTAATAATAATATATCAGGTAATCTAGAAACTTCTGGAAATGCGGAAATTTGGGATTATTTTAGTTTGACTACTGATAGTAATCTATACCCATTTTACGCTGATATGACAGCATATACAAATAGTAGAGTTACTAATTTATCAGTAACTACAGATGCAATATATTCTATACTTGGATATCTGTAATAAATAATAAATTAGATGGAATAAAAACCAATGTCTCAAATTATAACAAACAATTTTAAACTATATAACGCTACAAAGTTTATAGAAAGCACATCGGGTAGCGATACATTATATCTTTCTGTGGGTAGACCTCAAAGATGGTCTAACGAAAATTCTCCCCCGACCCCCACAAATACGCAATATCAAGATGTTGTATATTCTTCAGAAAATATTGCATTAAAAAGAATAGTATCTGCAGATATAAAACAAGTTGTAAAAAGACATGATTGGTTTCCGGGTGAAGTTTATTCCCAATATGATAATTCAAATAATAATTTGTTTAATTCTAATTTTTATGTATTAACATTGCCCGAATATAACGTATATAAATGTATTTCAAATAATAACGGAGTAACATCAACAGATAAACCAAGCGGCATGTCAACTTCAATAGTTACAACTGCAGATGGATATCGTTGGAAATATTTGTATTCCTTAACTGACACAGATTTATTAAAATTTTTGACAAATGATTTTATGGCAGTAAATCTAAATAGTGATGTTACTGCCACCGCCGTTCCGGGAACAATTGATAGTATTGTGGTCGACAATCCAGGAACAGTATATTCAAATGTTTCATTAAATACATCGAGTATATCGGGATCGTTAAAAGGGAATGGAACAGGGGCAGCCTTGGGAAATATAAATTATTCAGGCGGCGGCGTAACATCAGTTAAATTATTAGATTCTGGCAGTGGATATACATATGCAAATGTTATTATTGATAGTACATATGCGCCGAATGCAATTGCTAGACCAATTATAAGTCCATTACGTGGACATGGATATAATAATATTGAGGAATTGGGCGGTTATTATATTATGATAAATACAAGGTTAGATTATGCAGAGGGCGGTGGAGATTTCCCTATAGTTAATGATTATAGAAGAATTGCTGTAGTACAGAATCCAGTTTCAAATGCAACATCTTCGGTTGCAACTGAATTAACTATGGATGCAACATTTACGTTAAATTTAACAAGTGTATCTGGTACATTTTTATTGGATGAGATTATAACTGGTTCCGTTTCAACAATAACTAATACTAAAGGAATTGTTATATCCGCAAATGCAAATGTAATAACAGGAAACGCATCAATAAAATATATTGTTCCGCTTGAATACAAATTAAATCAAAATGCGGGATTTATTGGCGGAGAAACAATAACAGGAAATACATCTTTAGCAACAGGAATTGTTTCTTCGATAGTGAGACCAGAAGTAAAAGAAAATACTGGCAAAGTGTTATATGTTGAAAACCGTAAAAAAATAACAAGAAGTTCTGACCAAGCAGAAAATATTCACATAGTTATAGAGTTCTAATTGTAGGATAAAAAATGGATATAAATTTAGCAGCCGCACCGTACTATGATGATTTTGATAGTACAAAGAATTTTTACAGAATACTGTTTAAACCAGGCGTGCCTGTGCAAGCAAGAGAGCTTACTCAGTTACAATCTATACTACAAGATCAGATAAAAAAATTCGCAAATCACGTATTTGTTGATGGCAGCCGAGCATTAAAAGATAATCCAGTATCTGTTACAATTAATCAAAATGTAAAATCTGTTAGATTGCAACCAAGTGCAACTATTGTAGATTCTGCAACATATTTGAATAAGTATGTTACAAGTGGATCTAGTACTTTAATAGGAAAAGTCAATTTTGTATACGATGCGGATAATCCAAATTTAGGCGATCCACAAACACTAATTATTAATATTGTTACTCCAAACGATACTATAAATGAATTTCTTCCGAATGATACTTTATATTTTTATGATTCACATGCCAATGCATTTACAAAGGGATCCACTACAATAAGTGCAACAACCGCTGCAGATGTTACTATCACCGCAGTTGCAACCACAGAGTCTTTATCGGACGAAATTGTCATTGTTTCAAAGACTGGAACAATTGCGGTAGGAGATTATGTTACAGGAGTTACCGGAATTCCTCCAGATTTATATGTAGTAAAAATAGTTTCTGATACTAGAATATTATTGAATAAGAATTTTGGAGTTACTGACAATACTGCAAATTTAACATTCATACGAAAAAATACTTCGCCGTCATTAATTTTAGGTATTAGTAGCGGGGCATACTACAAAAATGGGTTCTTTATACAAGTGCCATATCAATCTATTGTAGTACAAAAATATACAGCATTTCCAAATAAATCTGTAATTTTAAAATATCAAGAATCTATTGTAAACTATAACGATGATACCTCACTATTAGATCCTGCTTTTGGTAGTTCAAATTACTTAGGGCCAGGGGCAGACAGATTAAAAATAGAATTGGTAATTGATAGTATTGATTTAGATAGTAATGATAAACCAAATTATGTTGGCAATTATATTGAAATTGCTAGATTTGTAAAAGGTAAAGTTGATCTAATTGAGTCATCTGTTGATAGCACTTATTCTACATTAGGATCAATACTTGCGGAAAGAACATATGCTGAGTCTGGAAATTATATTGTAGATCCTTTCTCAATATCGCCGTCGGGTTCAACTCCAGATGCTACAAGAAATAAATTTTATATATCAAAAGGAAGAGCTTTTGTAGGTGGGTATGATATAACAACTATAGATAGAACAGAATTGCTAGTTCCAAAAGCAAAAGATTACATTACTACTGAAAGCGTTACAGTAGACACTCCATCTGGTCCATATATCTTAATTGATGCTCCTAATTTTGGTATACCTGCAGAACAAACTCTTTCGCAATATAATTGGTTTGAATGCCATTCAACTTCTGACAGAGGTGTAATGTTGGGCGGCAACTATGGTGCAAATTCTACACTTGTAGGATATATTGCCTTTTCGGGTATGCAATATGATAGCGGATATAGAGATTCTGCGACCTTTAAGTTTCATTGGGATTTTTATACACATTGGTCTCAATCAAAACAACCCGGGGATATAAGGTCAATAATAGGCAATAGGAATTGGTTTAGTGATCCTGCAGGCAATAAAGGCAGCAATACAAATCCTACTTTCTTTGCAAATGTTAGCGTAACTAAAGGACTCGAGGCAAATGGTGCCGGCGGACAACAATTAAAAATATTTGATTCTACACGTGTTAATAGATTAGTGTTTCCAATAGAATCATCTTATATAAAAGATGTACGAAGAAATAATACTACTTATACCAAAACATATAGTAACGTAACTATTAGTTCAGGGGTTGCAACTATAACAACTACTTCTCCAAATAGATTTGTTGGTACTGTTGGTGAATTATCTTCTTCAATTAAAAGACAGTATTATATTTCTATAATTAAACAACCTACAGGAATTGATGGACAATATGTATATGGATATGGAAATACCGATCCATGGAAAATTGCGGCAAATGTATTTGTTCCTTTAGAATCTATAGTAATGACTTTAGATAGTACGGGTACAGGAATAACAATTAATTTTGGAAATACAAATATTAATTCTAGTATGGATGTAAGTGCTACTATTTACAATGATATACTACCAAGAAAAACAAAGACATTAGTATCAAATTATACAAGACAATCAAATATTTGGACCTCAGACCAATCATATTCTTTGTTCAAATCTGATGTATATTCTCTTAAGGGCGTATATAAAATTGGTAGTAATACTTTTGCGGGAGATTATAGTTCAGGAACTACGTATTCTATAAACTCTATGGTGCAAGATTCTGGTTTAATTTATCAAGCAAAAGCTACAAGTACTGGAGCAGCATTAACAGATTCTACAAAATGGACTAAAATTTCAGGCGAATCTTTATTATTATATACTTTAGATAACGGACAATCTGATTTATTTTATAATCACGGGTCAATAAAATTTATAGGGAATCAATCTAAAGTACCGGGAAAAACTGTTGTAGTATTTGATTACTTTACACATTCTGGTTCTGGATATTTTGATGCAGTATCGTATCCAGTAAATATGTATGATAGAATTCCTAAATTTAGATCTCCTAAAGATACTACAGAATATAATTTACGCGATTGTTTAGATTATAGATCTCGTAGACAAGATGATACTGGATATTTTAATCCCGGTGTATTTGAAAGTCAGCAATTATCTGATATTTTCTTATTTGACGATTGGTACAAACCAGTATTAGATACTGCAACCGGCACTCAAATAGACATTGATTTCTATACAAGTAGAATTGATAGATTATATGTACAGAACAGAGATGCAAACACATCTGTAAATAGTAAGTTTTATCTTGATAAGGGATTATCAGCAGTAAGTCCTAGACCAAATAAAGATAAAACTGATAAAAATTTGCAGTTAATTGCAACTTTAGTTAGCCCACCATATACTGCAAGTGCAAGTGACGTAAAAATTATCTATAATAGTTCTCCTAGATATACAATGAAAGATATATCTTTAATAGATAATAAATTACAAGAATTAGAAAAAAGAGTCAAAAAACAAGGGCTTGAGATATACGCATTAAATAATGCAGTATTTGATAGAGGCGGAACATCGGGTAACGTATTATTTAAAACAGGCATTTTAGTAGAAGATTTTTCTAGTTTAAATGTTGCCGATATTACAAATCCGCATCACACAGTTGCTATAGATATTGCAAGAAATGAAGGAAGACCATCATTCTCTGCAGATTTACATAACTTATTCTTTGTGGCTGACCCAGATGTGAGCATGAAGGATAATTTTGTTACTATGAATTATACTGAAGAAGCGTATGTTGATGTTTCATCCACAACTACTTCTGCAAATACATATTTTAAAGTAAATCCTACATCAATAGTTACCGATTCCGGAAGGGTAACAACTTTTAATAATATATCAGTTGCATCTCCTGCATCTATATCATTTGTAGGTAAGAAATCTGCAGACCACGGTCCAGGTAATGGTGGCAATGGTTCGGGTTAATAATTAAAGGCTAAAAATGGCGACTACGCAAATATCAGATTACATTAACATATCAAATGTGGCATCAAGTTTATATGCTTCGGATCCCGTACAATTAGATAATCTAAAAATAGACGGTGTTCGGCAAGGCGCGGTAGATTTCTTTGGAAATGTTCTTTATGATTTATATAAGAATTTAAACGGTAATGCAAATAGCAGTACATTCTTAAATGTTATAAATCAATTTAACGACATTGTCCATGCAGATAATCTAAGAACTTTAGGAATGGACGGCATTGATACAACCAAATATCAAAGTTCAGATACATTGCAGAAAAAACAAGGAGTTTATGTAAATTTAATGGACGTACAAACAGCAACAGGCGTTGTTCCAAATAATATAAATTCTGCAAATGGAATTTTTATAAAATCATATGAACCATTAATTTATGAGAAAACTTTCTTAGCTAATAATTATACCTCAAATTCTATTTTAGTTACAAATTATATTAATAGTACTTTAAATACAAATAATACATATGCCAATGCCGGAGTAACTACTGCATTACAATATGCAATAAACAATGGATATACTTCTAGTTGGTCTACGTTAAATTCTGCAAGTTTTGATACATCTGCAATTTCGCAAGAAATACAAGATTCTGCTGAAATACAAGATTCAATTGCAAAATCAAAATTTTTAGAAAATAATTTCTTAGCATAACGGGCAAATATAATGTCACTTTCACAATCAATTGTTTTAGATTTTAACATTTCCGGCGTCGCTGCATATACAAAACTTACCCCATACATTTTTGGAGTAGATTATTCTGGTCTAGTAATTCCAGAATATACAATTGTTCGAGCGGTTTCTCGTAGTGACACTAGTTCTCAACGAGCAGGCTTGCCTGGAGATCTTTTAATTACGAATAGTTCAGGATCTGTTAATGGTAAAATTATTTTACCAAGATCAGTTGTTGCTGGTTATAGTGAAGGCGATTTACCAATTAAATTTTATTCAACTGAAACTACTTCGCGTGGCCGAGGCGGAGCATCTCTTACAGAAACAAAAGAATACAGCAGAGTTAGTGCAACAATTATTGTAAAATATTCGTCAGTGGAGGATGCACAAACAACAACATCGTTGGCAACAACGAGAGATGATAATATAATTTCGGATACTCTTGGAACTGCAGCAATCCCATCCATAGGAACTCGAGGAACAATCGGTGGATCTATTTCTCTTATTCCTTTAGCGCAAACATTTTATGTAGATGCCACAAGATATACTCAAGGACTTTTTATATCTTCTATAGATTTATTTTTTGCACAGAAAGATTCTGCGGCACCGGTTTCTATAGAATTAAGAAAAGTAGTTAACGGGCTACCAGATTCAAGTCAATACATATCGGGCACAGTATCTTCAGTCGAATCTTCAGCAGTTAATATACCAACAGACGTAATTAACGGCCCCATATTGCCTACTAAATTTAGTATGACACACCCTATACATCTAAGTCCAGGAGAATACGCAGTTTGTATTCATAGTAATTCTGATCAATATAGTTTATATTATGCAAAACTTGGAGAATATGTTTTAGGAACAAATAAAATATTAGATAAAGAATCGTATTCTGGTAAATTGTTTAAATCACAAAATACAAATCTTTGGTTAGAAGAAAATAATACTGATATTTGTTTTAGAGTAAATAAAGCAGTATTTGAGACAGGTACAAAACAATTTGAGATACAGACATTAGCATGCCCTAACGAAGTCTATCACAATTTTTATCTTGATTGTAGACAATATAATTTTGGAGATTTAACGTCTATAACATATGATTTTAATGGTCGGTATGATAATGCAGGAAATTTTGTTGGTTACAGTAGAATCAAAGAACAAACTCCCGTAAGAACATCGGTCCCTCTTATAGTGCATAATGCTGGAGATATTAAATTTCAAGTATCATTTACAAATACATCAAAAGATATCACGCCAATATTTGATATGCAAAGTGCTATATTATATACGTTTAAAAATAATATAGATCCATATGATGCTGACACATCTAACAGCGAAACCAATTCTAATGACGGGGTTGCTAGATCAAAATATATAAGTAAACCAGTTACATTACAACCCGGATTTGATTCTACTGGTTTAGAAGTTAAGGTTGCAGTCAATCGGCAAATTGGTACAGATATTGAAGTATTTTGCAGGGTGTTAAGTTCATATGATAACGGAACAAATTCTAAGATTGAAAATAGAAGTTGGCGCAAAATGCCGTTGTTCAATCAAAATGCAAACGTAGATTCATCTTATAGTATAACTTCTGCCAAATCATATGCAGGCGCAAGTGAAAATTCATATACTGTAGAGACTTATAAGATATTAGAAGGCGATAGTGTAACAACTACTGGTGTAGATAATTTATCATATACTGGCACCGTTTCAAACGGAACAGATAGAACAGATACTTCGGCTACCGTATTTAATAATTTTAATAAGTTTCAAATAAAAATAGTTATGTATGCTTCTAGTACAGATACATATATTCCGAAAATTAAAAATTTAATTGCAACGGCGGTACTTTAAAATGTTTGTACAATTAGAAAACGAAAATAGGTTTGTTAAAAACATAAGAAATGGCGCGTTAATTAATAACGACATTCAAGGCATAAAAGAATACAAGCAGAAAAAAGACAGTTCTGCCAAAATACAGGCTATTTCTGAAGAGATAAATACTATGAAAACAGAAATGTCGGAGATAAAGAATCTTTTACAACAATTGGTAAATCAAAATTCTTTGAAATAAGAGAGTAATAAATGGCAACAACGTATACCGTAAGTAATGTAAATGTAGGTACCTACCCAAATGACGGGCAGGGAGAATCTTTGCGAAGTGCTTTTACACGGGTTAATAAAAATTTTGCAAATGTATATCAATTGGCCTTGCTTGGAGGTAGCAATACTGCAGGATCTGCAAATATTTCAATACAAGCAAATGGGACTTATTTAACAAATGCTGTATCTATTTTAAATTTTGTTGGAGCCGGAGTTACTGCAAATGCAAATGGTAGCGTTATTACAATTACAATTAATGGCGGCAATGGGGGCGGTGGCGCCAATATAATTTACTATAGCAATATTTATGCCAACGTTGATTTGGGCGCATTAAATAGTGCTCTTGCGAATTTAAATTATGTTGATTTAACTGCGTTAAATAATGCTCTTGCAAATGTACAACCAACAAATTTAAGTGGTTTAGGGAATGCACTTGCAAATCTAACATATACTGATTTATCAAGATTAGGAAATGCTTTAGCAAATGTACAACCAGTAAATTTAAATGCATTAAATAATGCGTTAGCTCAAGTTAATGTAAATACCCTTGCAAATTTTACAAACGTATTTAATACCATTGCAGCAAATGCAGCAAATGTTTCTAAGGTAGGTATTGTATCTGGATTAACAGCAAACGGAACTGCAAACGGCCAGGCAGTATATAATGCGGCAGATGGTGGTTTATATATTTGGCAAGGTAACGCATGGGTAAAACCTGCAGCGGCATTTACACCAACTGCGGCCTCAATTGCAACAGTTGAAATATGGAATACTACTCCAAAACCAACAACAAACTTAATTAACGGTAGAACAATTCTTTATACTGCAGATAGTAATTTATACATTTATGTGGGCGGCGCTTGGAATAGTTATAATAGTTATATTCAAGGCTCAGGTACTCCTACAGTTGGAGCAAACACAATTAATGCCGCGGCGTTGCAAGCAGGAATTATTACCGCAGATAAAATTGCATCTGGAGCAATTATAGCCGGCAAGATTGCAGCCGGTGCAATTAGTGCTTCAGAAATTGCGGCAGGAACTATTACTTCTGGAATGCTTGCAGCAAGCTCAATTATAGCAGGTAAGATTGCAGCAGGAGTTATTTCTGCCACAGAAATTGCTACAGGAACAATTACCGCAACGCAAATTGCAGCAAATACTATTACCGCAGATCAGATTGCTGCACAAGCAGTAACGGCATCAGAAATTGCGGCAAATGCAGTGTATGCTGCTGCTATACAAGCGTATGCAATTACCGCAGATAAAATTGCAGCAAATGCAATTACCGCAGTATCGGTTGCAGCAAACGCAATCTATGGCAATTCTATTATGGCGTATACCTTAACCGGCGATAGGATTAGGGCAAATACAATTACCGGTATGAGCATTGTAGGTAATACTATTTACGGCAATGCTATTATGGCATATACATTGACCGGTGACAGGATTATGGCAAATTCTGTTTCCGGTATGGTATTAATTGGTAACACAATATTTGGTAATGCAATTGTTGGCAATTCTATTACTGGCGATCAAATTAGAGCGAATTCTGTTTCCGGTATGGTAATTACTGCAAATACATTATTTGCAAATGCAATATTAACTAATAGTATTACAGCTGCACAAATTAAAGCAAATACTATTACCGCAGCACAAATAGCAGCAAGTTCAATAACTGCGGATAGAATTGATACTAGAGGATTAACAATAAAGGCCGACGACGGAACAGTATTGTTTGGGTCTGGAAAACTTTCAAGTGCAGTAACATTTTTTGACGGCACAAGTGATGTATCAGTTGTTTCTGCATTATCTCAAAATCCAGTTGTATTCATTGGTACATATGCAACAGCGCCAAGCAGCGGAATAAAAGAAAATAACGTATATAAAAATTCAACAGATGGCAATACTTATGTTTATAAAAGCGGAACATGGACGACATTTGTTACAGGTGGCACAGGATCAACGGGCGCCACAGGTGCCACTGGACCAGCGGGTGCAGCAGGGGCAAGTGGTGCGCCTGGAGAAAGAGGATACAAAGAATTTATATATGGGGTCGCAGGATTATCTTCTTGGAATGATACTTATGCAGAAACCGCAATAACGAATGTAGGATTAACAAAAGTATTACTTGATAGAGTCACTTTATATAATTCAAGTTCTCCTAGTTCGTTCTCTCAATCAAGATTTTGGACAGGATCCGCGTGGTCTGCAATAGCTGCATATATTAATGGCGGGTTGTTAGTTAACGGCACTATAGGCGCAGATGCAATTGCAACGAATGCAGTAACTGCAAACAAGATTTTAGCAGGAGCAATTACTGCAGATAAAATTAATGTTGGATCATTATCTGCATTGTCCGCAAATATTGGTGTTATTACTACAGGTAAGATACAAGGGGATGTAGTTTTCAGCGGAAATATTTACGGCGCAAATGGTACATTTAGTGGGTCATTAACCGCAAATGCAATTAATGCAGTTGATACTGTCAATATTAAAAATAATGCTATTAGTGGTGTAGTTGCTGCAACAAAACTTTCTACATCTGCGCCAGTAATACTGGCAGGCGGTGGCGCCCGCGGAATTCTTGGTCAAAGTACCTATAATTTATATTCAATTGATGTGTTAACAACTGGTTGGACATATATACCAAATCAAACGGCAATAACTGGCATACTTTCTTTATATACAGATGTACTTGATCAGTTTCAAGGTTACGATAATTATATAGGTTGGTTAAGTGATCCGCAGGCAGTTAGGTATAATCCACTTCGCACAGAATTACAATATTTTAGAATAAGAGCAGCATTTGGAGGCTCAAATCAATCAGGCAATCCGCAAACTTATTGGGAAACTGTGCCTGGTGGCGCGCCAGGGCAGGCAGGCCAAGCATGGGGTGCAAATGAAATAACTATTATTGACCAACCATTCCAAGCTATATCTACAGAAGTATTAGATGTTGGAAACGCATCAGGTAGAGGATCTTCTGCTTTAGGAAACACGCCGGCTTACTCATATAGACGAGATAAACTAATTGTTGCACAAACAAGTTTAGGAGCACAAGCAATTAATACTCCGGGCGGGCCTGGCTGGTATAGATTTGTTTTAGATATGATTGCCTTGCCAAATCCTGCTGCTAATGGAAAATTCAATGATCCAATTATTGGCCTTGTAGATTATTCCGTACCATCTCAGGTTTGGAATTATGCTATTACATTAGTTGGAAGATCAGGACAAACCAATGCGTATGCATATCCTTTAATGTATCATACAATTTATAGTGGTTCACTAACAATGTTACTAAATAAAAAATAAAATGGCAAATATTACTTATCACAGATTTGATGAACATGGGCGATACACTGAAACTTTAAATGCCCCTGAAGAAAATATTAATTTTGAAGATCCCTCAAAAATTTACGTAGGAGATATTTTTCACGAACCCTACGGAGATCTAAATGCAAATCCAGCAACGTCTTCAATAGATTTATACTATCATAATTTTGACACTAATACCCCAGTGTTAAAACCAGAAAATACAAATCCATCGGTATTAACAAAATTTGATTATACTACAAAACAATGGGTACAAGAAACTCCTGTTGAATTAACCGAAATAGAATTAGTTGCATCAGTTGCTGCAAAATGGCAAAATATAAGAGCGCAACGAATATTATTAATAAAAAATACAGATTGGACTCAATTACCAGATGTTCCGCTCACAACGAAAGAAGCTTGGGCAACATACCGTCAAGCATTGAGAGACATTACTATACAGACAGATCCGTTTAATATAACTTGGCCAACAAAGCCTGAATAAAATGGCAGCAACAAAAAATTTAGTAATAGATCAAGGCGCAACTTTTTCTGCTAATATTCAATATTTGGATAATAGCAAAAATCCGATATCCCTTGCTGGGTATGACATAAATAGTCAAATGCGTAGATCATACTATAGTGCAAATGCAGTTTCATTAACTGCAAATATCACAAACGCAACTACCGGTAATATTAATTTATCATTAACTGCTACACAGACATCAAATCTTGTTCCAGTAAGATATGTGTATGATGTTGAGGCAAATATAGGATCTACAGTATTGAGAATAGTTGAAGGCATAATCACAGTAAATCCAGGAGTAACACGGTAATGGCATCAGTAACATCCAGACAAGGTCTTAAAGATTATTGCCTACGTAGACTTGGCTCTCCGGTAATTGAAATAAATGTAGATGACGATCAAGTTGAAGATCGTTTAGATGATGCGTTTCAATTCTACAGAGAATATCACTATGATGCTGTAGAAAAAGTTTACCTTAAGCACCAAATAACGGCAAACAATATTTCAGATCAATATATTGAAGTATCGGATGCAGTTGTTGGTGTTGAAAGAGTATTCCCGTTTATGAATAAATCTACGGGTACAAATATCTTTGATATTAAGTATCAGATTTTAATTAACGATTTGTATTCATTAATGTCTACAGATTTGATCTATTATACAGAAGTAAGACAGGAATTAGAATTAATTAACCAATTGCTCGTTGGTCAAAAACCAATACGGTTTAACCGTCACATGAATAGATTATTCATTGATATGGATTGGGCAGCTGACGTGGTTCCAGGTACATATGTAATTGTGGAATGCTGGAGAATATTAGATCCGGATGTGTTTACGGATGTATATAATGATATGTTCCTTAAAAGGTATGCAACTGCCCTAATCAAAAGACAATGGGGAGATAACATGAAAAAGTTCTCAGGCGTACAACTTCCCGGAGGTGTAACACTTAATGGTGAGATAGTGTATCAAGAAGCAGTAGAAGAAATAAGACAAATTGAAACAGAAATACAATCTAGATTTGAATTGCCTGTAGATATGTTTGTTGGATAATATTCTTATCACCTAGGCTCATAGAAGATAATAACATCGTGTCAATAGATTGTCAATAGAAATTTAGAAAATGGCAACCGTTAATCCATACTTTCATTCTGGCGTACCAATGGGCAGGCAATCGGAACAAAATCTCTATGAGGATTTGGTTATCGAATGCTTGAAGATTTACGGATTTGAATTATATTATTTGCCTAGAAAAACATTTAACGAAGACCGTATTTTGGGCGAAGATCCTTTGAACAATTACGAACACGCATACCCAATTGAGATGTATTTGGAAAACAGCAATGGGTTTGAAGGTCCTGGAGATTTCTTATCTAAATTTGGTGTTCAGACAGTACAAGATGCAACATTCATAGTTTCTAGAAAACGTTGGACACAAGTTGCGGGAAATACAGGTAATACTATTCTGCCTAGACCAGCAGAGGGAGATTTATTATATTTTCCATTAACACACTCATATTTTGAAATTCGTAAGGTTGAAGGAAGCCAGCCTTTCTATCAAGTTGGTAAGTTATACATATATAAATTGTTCTGCGAATTAATGCAATTCTCCAGCGAAGTTATTCGAACTGGAATTACTGAAATTGATTCTTATCCAGATATCATTAATGAAGACGTACAGAATTTTGAGATAACTCAAGAAGATGGTAGTGAGTTATTATTTGAATACAACACGGAAAGTCCAATAATTCAAGAATCGTATTCTACATTGCACTCAGATGATGGAGCTGCTAGAAATGAGGATTTTGATACTAATATTACCGACATATTAGATTTTAGCGAAAAGAATCCTTTTGGAGAGGTATTTAGATAATGTTAGATCAAAGATTTTATTGGGGAACCATACGAAAAGCTATTATTGCCTTTGGTAATATGTTTAATAGTATTACTATTGAACGTAGAGATGCCGATGGAAATATAATACAGGTATTAAAGGTGCCTATTTCTTATGCATCAAAACAAAAGGCATTGGCAAGAATTCAACAAAGACCAAATGTTGATGACATGAATGTCCAGGTCATTGTACCTAGAATGTCGTTTGAGATGACAACTTTAAGTTATGATTTTGCCAGAAAAATTAGCCCAATACAACAAAATAGATCGGTAAATACTTCGACGTCAACCTTGGATGCGCAGTATGCGCCTACTCCATATAACATTGATATATCTCTTTTTGTTTATGTAAAAAATCAAGATGACGGGTTACAGATAGTTGAACAAATTTTACCATATTTTAATCCGGATTATAACTTAACGGTTAAATCAATTCCTCAGTTAGGAATTAAAAACGATCTACCTATACTATTAGATAATGTTAGTTTTGAAGATACATATGAAGGCGGATTCGACCAACAAAGAACAATTGTTTGGACTTTAAATTTTACAATGAAACTTAATTTTTATGGCCCTGTTAACAAACAAGGAATTATTAGAAAAGTAGTTGCAACAACTTTTAATAATACTGAATTAACTCAACAACTAACTAAAGTTACAGTTGAGCCGTCGCCATTATCTGCAAAACCTGGTGACGATATTGGGTTTACTGATACCTTTGAAAACTTTTAATGAAAAATATTCCTGAACTTGATAAATTATTTGATTTGCCGTTAACGGAAGCGGAAAAAACACAAGACTTGCCGGCAATTGTAAATGATTCCACACAAAGAGATTTAGATCAAGATGAAGATTATCAGCTTGCACGAAATACTTTGCGCGGGCTAATTCATAAAAGCGGGGATACATTGGACCAGATGATAGAGCTTGCAAAGAGTTCTGAGCATCCAAGAACATATGAAGTTGCCGGCCAGTTAATTAAAACGGTATCTGATGTTGCAAAAGATTTACTAGAGTTACAGAAAAAGGCCAAAGATTTGCAACCCGGAAAAACCGAAGGGCCTAGAAGTGTTACTAATAACAATGTAGTTTTTGCTGGATCTACCGCAGAACTAATGAAGATGCTAAAAAATAATAACGACGGTAATACAATTGAGCAGTAAAGCAGTATCATATAACGGCAATCCCAATCTTAAACCAATTGGAATTGTAGAATCATACACCCAAGAGCAAGTAAGAGAGCTTATGCGTTGTATGCAGGATCCTGTTTACTTTATAGAAGCATATTGCAAAATTGTATCACTTGATAAGGGTCTTATTCCTTTTAAGTTATACGATTGCCAAAAAGAAAAAGTTGATGTTATATTAAATAATCGTAAGGTTATTTTAATGGAAGGTCGTCAACAAGGTAAAACAATTACTTCTGCGGCGTGTATTCTTTGGTATACGTTATTCCAAGAAAATAAAACAGTTGCAATTTTGGCAAACAAGTCTTCGGCTGCCCGAGAAGTTCTTTCAAGATACGAATTAATGTATGAAATGCTTCCTATGTGGATGCAACAGGGAGTAAAGACATTCAACAAGGGCGATATTGAACTTGAGAATGGTTCTAAAGTATTTACTGCAGCAACCAGCGGATCTGGTATTCGAGGCAAGTCTGTAAACTGGTTGTATATCGACGAAGCGGCAATTATTCCAAATAATGTTGCAGAAGATTTTTTCACTTCAGTTTATCCTACAATCTCTGCAGGTAACACTACAAAAATTCTGTTAACATCTACACCCTTAGGATATAATCATTTCTGGAAATTCTGGAACGAAGCGGAACAAGGATTAAACGGATTTACTACTCTGTTTATCCCTTACAGTAGAATCCCTGGCAGAGACGAAAAGTGGGCCGGAGAACAAAAGGCAATGCTTGGTGAATTAAAATTTAATCAAGAAGTTTTATGTCGTTTCTTAGGTTCTTCAAATACCCTTATTTCTCCAGATACAATTTCCCAAATGTCCACAAAACAATTTGTGTTCACAAAAGAGGGATTGGACGTATTGGTTGAACCAATCAGGGCAAAGAAAAAAGATGATGGAACGTTTGAAGGAATAAATCATATCTATATGCTAGTTGCAGATACTTCTCGCGGAGTAGGGGGAGATTACTCGGCATTTACAGTTTTAGACATTACAGAATATCCTTATTCCGTAGTGGCTAAATACAGAAGTAATAAGGTAAGTCCTTTGATGTTTCCGAACATTATATATAAAATGGCAAAAGATTATAATAATGCTTACTGTTTAGTTGAAATTAACGATAACGGGCAGCAGGTAGCGGATTCATTGTATATGGATTTAGAATACGAAAACGTATTCTTTGTTGGTCATAATAGCAAATCTGGACAATATTTGTCTGGCGGTTTTACTCAAGGCGCAGGCCTAGGGATTAGAACCACTAAACAAGTAAAACGTCTAGGATGTACGACATTTAAGAGTTTGGTTGAGGGTAAGAAGTTACTAATACACGATCCCGAAATAATTGAAGAAATTTCCACATTTATTGAGGTTCGTGGAACCCACAAAGCGGACGAAGGATATCATGACGATTTGGTTATGTGTTTGGTTCTGTTTTCCTGGGCAACAAACGAACCTTTCTTCAAAGATTTAACTGATACAAATTTGAGGAAAGTACTATATGAAGATCAGTTTAAACAAATTGAAGAGAATTTAACCCCGTTTGGAATTATAAATACAGGGATCCCCGAAAAAGAAGCCCCTGAAATTATTGGTGACGATGTTTGGTTTTCGCAAGATCCTGCAAAAGAACTTGAAAAACTTAAAACAAAATGGATGGAAAATGTCTAGAACGCTATACTTATAAATAAATAGTAATCATAGTTATAAAACTATATAAAAATCTTTAAGGAGAATAAGATGGCATTTCAGCTTTCACCGGGCGTATTAGTACAAGAAAAGGATTTAACCGCAATAGTCCCTTCTGTTGCTACTTCAGCTGGCGGTTTTGCTGGCGCCTTCCAATGGGGACCTGTTGGCCTAGTTACCACTGTCGATTCTGAGAATAATTTAGTAAAATATTTCGGCGGACCTAATGATGCGACGTATACATCTTTCTATACTGCAGCAAATTTCTTATCTTATGGTAATAATCTAAAACTTGTTCGTGTTGTAAACGAGGGAACAGCTAAAAATGCAATTGCTAATGCAAGTGCAAGTGCAATATTAATTAAAAATATTGATGATTATATTTCTACTAGATCAAACGGCGGAAATGGTTTGGGCGAATTTGCAGCTAAATACCCCGGAGATATAGGAAATACCTTAAAAGTTTCAATGGTTGACGGAAACACTTGGAATGCTTATAATGGTTTTTCTGGAAACGCATGGCCATATCAATCAGAATTCAATAGTGCTCCCGGAACATCAACCGTTACTGCATCTCTTGGTGGAGCGAATGACGAGTTACACGTTGTTATTATTGACGAAGAAGGTGTTTTAACTGGTGTTAGAAACACAGTATTAGAAAAATTTGCATATGTATCCAAAGGATCCGATGCTAAGAAATCAGATGGATCTACAAACTATTACAAAGATGTAATTAATAATCAATCTGCATATGTTTGGTCTATGGACCATCCATTAACTTCAGTTGCAAATACTGCAACATGGGGAACCACAGTTGTTGGCAGAGCATTTGGAAATCTTAGCACAAACGTATCAGTATCGTTCAGCAAAGGCGTTTCTGACGAAGCAAATATTTCTGCAGGTAACGTAATTGCAGGATTTAACAACTTCTCAAACGATGAGTTGTATGATATTAATTTAATTCCTGCAGGACCTTGGTCAAATACCGCAGCAGTTGTTTCTAACTTAGTTGCAATTGCAGAAGATAGAAAAGATTGCGTAGTATTTGTATCTCCTAGCTTAGAATCTGTTGTAAATGTTTCTCCTTCCACTCAAGCAAGCAGTGTTGTTTCTTGGAGAAATAATACATTAAATATTAATTCTAGTTATGCTGTTATGGATTCCGGATGGAAATATCAGTATGATAGATATAACGACAAATATCGTTGGGTTCCATTAAATGGCGACATTGCTGGTCTATGCGTGAGAACTGATTCTCTAACAGATCCTTGGTTTAGCCCAGGCGGATTCTCTAGAGGTCAAATTAGAAATGTTGTTAAACTATCATTTAATCCTTCTAAGACGGATAGGGATACATTATACAAAGCAGGTGTTAATCCTGTAGTATCCTTCCCCGGTCAAGGAACAATTCTATACGGCGACAAAACTATGTTGTCAAAACCTAGCGCATTTGATAGAATTAATGTTCGTAGATTGTTTATTGTATTGGAAAAAGCAATTGCAACTGCTGCAAAATTCCAATTATTTGAATTTAACGATCCGTTTACAAGATCACAATTTAGAAATCTAATAGAGCCTTTCTTAAGAGATGTTCAAGGTCGACGTGGCATTACGGATTTCAAAGTTGTTTGCGATGACACAAACAACACCGGTGATGTAATTGATAGAAATGAATTTAGAGCAGACATATTTGTCAAGCCAGCACGTTCTATTAATTTCATATCATTGACATTTATTGCTACAAGATCGGGCATTTCGTTTGAAGAAGTTGGCGCATAATAACGGAGAAACCAAATGGCATTAGAAACGATTCCTTTTAATATAGATCAATTTAAAGCAAGATTGGGCGACGGCGGCGCCCGTCCAAATCAATTTAGAATTGACATACACTTTCCTTCGGTTGCTCAACCTGCAGGTATTCAATCTGATATATCAAGTTATTTGGTTAATATTGCAGAATTGCCTGGCCAGACAATTGGAGTTACTCCTGTTTATTACAGGGGCCGCGAAATTAAATTGGCCGGAGATAAAGTATTTGCGCCGTTTACTTGTACTATTATTAATGACAGTGATTTTACTTTAAGAAATGCTTTAGAAAGATGGATGAATCTTATGGAAAGCAATACTGCAAAGACTGGCGAAATGTTACCTTTGTTATATCAACAAACTATTGATGTTGTACAATTGAATAGAAAAGGCGTTGCAATTCGTCAATACAATTTAAGAGATGCATTCCCAACAGATATTTCTCCAATTGGATTAGATTTTGCGGCTAACGATCAATTATCTACATTCTCTGTGACATTCCAATATCAATCGTTTACCGTACAATCTTTGACTAACAGCATTGTATAATTTATTTTTGGATTTAAATAATGGCAATTAATATATTAGGCTATACAATTAGCCGTGATAATGATGTGAGTAAATTGGCACGAACACAGTCGTTTGTGCCACCCACTACTGAAGATGGAACCGCAACTGTACAAGGTGGCGGTTACTTTGGAACATACTTGGAAATGGATGCAACCGCGAAATCGGAGGCAGAGTTAATTACACGATATCGCGAAGCATCTATGTATGCTGATTGTTCGACTGCGATTGATGAAATCGTAACTGAGGCAATTGCTGCGGTTGAAGATGAGGCGGTTGTACAAATTAATTTAGATGGGCTTGATGTTCCTGATAACATTAAGAAGGCAATTGAAGATCAGTTTAGCGTAATTGTTAGACTTCTTGGATTCAATATAAAAGGATTTGATATATTCCGTAGATGGTATGTGGATGGTAGAATTTATTATCAAAAGATTATTGATGAGAAAAATCCTAAAAGGGGCATCATTGAGTTAAGACAAATTGACCCACGAAAAATTCGTAAGGTCAGAGAGATTAAAAAAGATAAAGATCAAAAGACCGGCATTGATCTTATTAAATCAATTGAAGAATTTTTCATCTATAATGAAAAAGGCATAAATTATCAGCCAAATTATCAGACTGCGGCGACGGGTGCGAATCAAGGTCTACGTATATCTTTGGATTCTGTTAGTTATGTTCCTTCCGGTTTAAATGATTCCGAGAAGAATGTTGTTTTAAGTTATTTGCATAAAGCAATTAAACCGGTGAATCAGTTAAAGATGATGGAAGATGCGTTGGTAATCTATAGGTTATCAAGAGCACCAGAAAGAAGAATATTTTATATTGATGTGGGCAATTTGCCTAAGTTGAAAGCCGAGCAATATCTTAAGGATATTATGGCTCGCTATCGTAATAAGATTGTCTATGATTCTGCAACAGGCGAAATAAGAGACGATCGCAAATTTATGTCGATGCTTGAGGATTTTTGGCTACCTAGAAGAGAAGGTGGACGTGGTACTGAGATTACTACATTACCAGGTGGAGAAAATTTAGGTCAGATTGACGATATTCATTATTTTCAGAATAAATTATATCAGGCATTGAATGTTCCTTTATCAAGAATGCAAGCACAACAGGGTATTTCTTTTGGTAGAGCAACAGAGATAACTAGAGATGAATTAAAATTTGCAAAATTTGTTGGCCGACTTCGCAAGAAGTTTAGTCAATTATTTCATGATATATTAAAAACTCAGTTAATTTTAACTGGCGTTATTACTGAACAAGACTGGGTACAATTTAAAGAGGTAATTCAATTTAAATTTGCACAAGATCAATATTTTGCAGAAATGAAAGATGCGGAAAATCTTCGTAATAGAATTGAAGTATTGAATCAGATGCAACCATACGTTGGAACGTATTTTAGTAAAGAATATATAATGAGAAATGTGTTAAGAATGACCATTGACGAGATTGAGACAATGGAAAAACAAATGGCAGCAGAACCTCCACCTACATTAGGTATGGATGGTCAACCTATAGAACAACCGCAGGGGTAAATTATGGATACATCAGAAGTTATTAGACACATGGTAGACGACATTTTAGCAGATCGCTCAAATGACGCAGTTAATAGATTTAACGATGCTTTAGGATTTAAATTATCCGCAGCATTAGACGATAAAAAACAAGAAATTGCAGCCAGCATAGGCAAGGAAAATGAAGAAATTTAATCAATTTAGAGAAGATTCTTTATTAGAAGTCTTAAAGGCTTCTGATCCTACGGGTAAATGGATAGACGATTTTGTTCATTCAGACAACCCAAAATTTGCTGGCAAAAGCAAAAAAGAACGTATTCGTATGGCCCTTGGTGCCTCGTATGCATCTAAAAGAAATGAAAATGTGGATGAAGCTGCAAATGCTGCACAACAAGCCGCAATTGCTATTGCCAAGAAAAAGAAAAAAGAAGATATGGCAGAAGCCAAAGATGAAGGCGAGTATGATTATGAAGGCGCCATGGCCAAGACACAATTACAAACAATTTGTAGAAATGCTGCAGAATTAAAAGATATGCTTGAAGAAGATGAAAATCTTCCAGAGTGGGTGCAGGCAAAAATAACAAAAGCAGAAGATTATATTACAACATCATTGGATTATATGAAATCTTCTGAAGAGTTGGGCGAAGAAGTTGAGGAGTTAGATGAATTATCAAAATCTACTCTTGCGGCTTATGCTAAAGGCGCGTCTCGCAGTGCTGGAATTCAACGTAAAATTGCAGCAGATTTTGAGAATAAAGGCATAAGAGCAAAAAGCCCAGGCATGAAACAGGCAAGTGCTAAACTATCGCAAGATTATAAAGAAAAATCTTGGAAAAGACAAAATAATGTTAATAAGGCAATTGACCGTTTAGCAAAAGAAGAAGTTGAACCAATTGAAGAATTAAATAAAGATACTGTGTATTCTTATAATAAAAAAGCAGAAGCAGATCAAGATAAACAATTTACTAAAATAGGTAAAGCGTTAAAAGATAATGATCCTAAGACCGGCAATGAGGCAGGTCATAAATTTACACAAAGAAGCCTTGGTATTACTAGGGCAGAAAAAAGATTGAATAAAGAAGATACTGAAGTTGCAGAAGCCCGTATGAGTGCTGCTCAAAGATTATGGAATGCAGAAAATAAACAGCGTGCTAAGAGCGATGCTAGTCTAGCTCGTACGCCAAGTAGTATTCCGAAACCCGAAGAGAAAAAATAAGAGGACAAAATGCCGGTAACAACCACAATACTTAAAAATGTAAGACAACAAGCAGTTGTTAAGTTCATTGGTAGCGGAATGGCTAACTTGGATTTGAGAGCAGATCTTACACAACCGGAAGAAACTTTTCTAGGTTTTGCAAATACAAATGTTACAATTAAAACAGCAATGTGGAGTTCTACAGATGCCTCGGGTGTACCTGTCTTAGTTCAAAGAGGCGTTTCTTCTGCATCTGCGTCAAATGTAATGATATTATACGGCGGTCAAGATTGGGAATTAGATCAAGGCGCAGGATTTGTTGATGATATAAGTGCAAATGCAAATATAACAGTGCAATTACCGGCAACGGGTGGAATGTTGTATTTGGTATTAGGCAAACGAACAGGGTATGAAGGCCCTAATTTCCAAACTGCTCCAAATTAATATAGGAATTTAAATGAGACTAATTACAGAAGTAGCACAAGACCTACAATATTTGGTTGAGGATAAAGTAGGCGGCGGAAAAAATGTCTTTATTGAAGGCATCTTTATGCAAACAGAACAACCAAATCGTAATGGACGTTTATATAAGCGCGACATTATGGAAAAAGAATTAGGTAGATACCAAAAGCTTATTGACGAAAAAAGATCACTAGGCGAATTGGGACACCCTGCAAACCCAACATTAAATTTGGATAAATGTTCTCACCTTATTACTCAATTAAAATTTGAAGGTAATAATGTTATGGGCAAGGCAAAAATTTTAGAAACACCAATGGGCAACATTGCTCGCAATTTAATTGAGAACGGCGTAAGACTTGGTGTTTCTTCTAGAGGATTAGGTTCATTAAAACTTAATAAAGAAGGTGTAAATGAAGTACAAGATGATTTTCATCTTGCAACCGTAGACATTGTTGCTGATCCATCGGCCCATGATGCTTTTGTTCAAGGCATTTATGAATCTGCTGAATGGATATGCGAAAACGGTCTTTGGAGATCAGTTGATGTCGAAAAAGCACAACGAACATTAAAGGGCGCATCTAAGGGACAGTTAGAATCTGTTAAACTAAAGATGTTTGAAGAGTTTATGTCTAGAATGTCTAGGTAAGTAAACTTATAAATAATTTGAAACAATCCATTTAGGAGACACTAATGTCAGTAGAAAGCAAAATCAAACAATTGCTAGAGCAAGTAAATGCTAAAGCTAGCTTAGAAGAAGCAGATGCAATGAGCCCTAGCTCCCCAAAAGATTCTTCAATCAAAGCAGCAAATGGCGGAGACGCTTCTATGCCAAAACAAGGCGGATCTCAAGACGCTGGACCTGAAGAAGATCGCGATGAGAAAGAAGAAAACCAAGGCGCAATTTCCGCTAAAAGTATTAAACAAAATACTTTAACAGCAAAAGGCCCTGGCGCTACTCCTAACTTCCAAACAGTTGGCGATTTAGCTTCTGCAGTTAATCAGCCAAATTCTGCAGGTAACACACCAGTTGGTGAAGAATCTGAAGAAGAAGGTGAGACAATTGCTGAAGAAGAAACAAACGGAGTTATTGATCTATCCCCAATTTTTGGCGATGATCTATCCGAAGATTTCAAAGCTAAAGCAACATCTATTTTTGAAGCAGCCGTTATTGCTCGCGTAAATTCGGAAATGGACAAAGTTGCTGCATCGTTAGAAGAAAAATATGCGGCAGATGTTGCAGAATACAAAGATGGCATTGTTGAAAAAATTGATTCATATCTTAACTATGTAGTTGAGAACTGGATGAAAGAGAATGAACTAGCTCTAGAAAATGGTCTTCGCACAGAGATTGCAGAAGATTTCATGTCTGGACTAAAGGTACTATTCAAAGAACACTACATTGAAGTGCCTGAAGAAAAATACGATGTAATCGGTGAACTACAAGCTAAGGCTGAAGAACTATCTACAAAATTAGATGAAGCTATTGGCAACAGTGTAGAACTTAATAAAGAAGTCACTTCTTTAAAGCGTGCTGCAATTATAGAAGAACTATCCAAAGATTTGGCTAATACAGAAGCTGCAAAATTGGGTAAGTTATTAGAAGGTGTTGATTTTGAAAATGAAGATCTTTACAGAGAAAAAGTTTCTGTAATCAAAGAGAATTATTTTCCAAAGAACGTTGTAACAGAAGGTAAAGTATCTGTTCAATCTCAGCAAACTCTAACAGAAGACAATGATCTTCCTACTGAAATTTCAGAAGGATCTTCTACTGTTAATGTATATGCGCAAGCGCTTTCAAGATCAATTAAAAGAGCGTAAATTTCACGCTACTCATCAAGGAGAAAAAAATGTTTTTATCGGAAAACCTACAACAAAAATGGCAAGCCATTCTTGAGCACCCAGATCTTCCAGAGATCAAGGATAGCTACAAGAAGGCTGTTACTTCTGTTCTTTTAGAGAACCAAGAGCGTTCATTGCGTGAAGAGCGTAATGCATTGTTCGAGGCAGCTCCAGGCAACAATATCAGCGCAACCGGCGGTATTGACAAGTATGACCCAATCATGATTGGTTTAGTTCGCCGTGCAATGCCTAACCTAATGGCATATGACATTTGCGGTGTTCAGCCAATGACTGGTCCAACAGGCTTAATCTTTGCAATGAGATCTATGTATAGCGGCGAGCGTGCTAATACTACAACACGTGTAGAAGCATTGTATAACGAAGCAAATACATCGTTCTCTGGTAACGCAGTTAGCACAACAGGTAATAACCCAGTTTCTGGTGCTTATACAACTGGTGCAGGTACAACGACAGCAGCGGCTGAAGCTCAAGGTACATCCGGCGGCCAAGCATTTAACGAAATGTCTTTCAGCATTGACAAGACTACAGTTACTGCTAAGTCACGTGCGTTAAAAGCAGAATACACCGTTGAATTAGCACAAGATTTGAAAGCAATTCATGGTCTTGACGCTGAAGCAGAATTGTCAAACATTCTATCCCAAGAATTCATGTTTGAAATTAACCGCGAAGTTGTTCGTACAATCTATGGTGTAGCTAAGCCAGGTTCTCCTGCAACAGCAACCGCAGGTACATTTGACTTAGACGTTGATTCTAACGGACGTTGGTCTGTAGAGCGTTTCAAAGGTCTATTGTTCAACATTGAACGTGATGCTAATCACATTGCACAAGACACACGTCGTGGCAAAGGTAACTTCATCGTTTGCTCTGCAGACGTTGCAAGCGCATTAGCTATGTCCGGTGTTCTAGACTACGCTCCAGCATTGAGCACAGGTCTAAATGTTGACGATACAGGCAATACATTCGCTGGTGTTCTAAATGGACGTTACAGAGTTTACATTGATCCGTATTCATCAAATCTAGGCGCAGCAAGCCAATTCTACATGGTTGGTTATAAGGGTTCTTCTCCTTATGATGCAGGTATGTTCTATTGCCCATATGTTCCTCTACAAATGGTTCGCGCAGTTGATCCTAACAGCTTCCAGCCAAAGATTGGCTTTAAGACACGTTACGGTCTAATTGCTAACCCATATGTTGTTAACTCAGCAGGCGCAAATGACGCAGATAGCTTTACAGCTAACCGTAATCAATACTATCGTCGTACGCAAGTATTGAACTTAATGTAATCAAAAATTACATTGATAAAGCCGGCATTAAGACCGGCGTATATCTACAGTCTACAGGCTGTTCTTTAAAAGGGGGGATTTTTCCCCCCTTTTCTGCCTTATAAATATAAGTATCAGTAGAAGGTGTTTTAAAATGTTTACTTCAAATATAAGTGTGCTTCAGCAAAATTATGCAAATAATTTGCCAACAACTCACGACTATCTAAGGCCAAACGCTTTCAGATTTTCTGTAAAGGATATACCAAATGTATCGTTTACTTGTCAATCTGCAAATTTACCTCAATTGGCTTTAGGGTTTGCATCTCAACCCTCGCCCTTTACCGATATTCCTCGCATTGGAGACAAGCTGCAATTTGGAGATCTTAGTATTAGATTTTTAATCGCAGAAGATATGTCAAACTATATGGAAATATATAAATGGTTAGTTGCATTGGGGTTTCCAAAAGATTATACCCAATTCGGCGCATTTACTGCGAATAAACCAAGTGCATTTCCATTTAAAGTAACTTCTAAAGGAATTACTGAAGTTTTGGCATACTCGGATGCAACTTTGTGCATTTTAGACTCGACAAATACGCCTAAAGTAAATATAATGTTTAAAGACATATTCCCTGTGTCCTTGGAAGCTTTAGACTTTGATATTGCATCTGCAAGCGTTGAATATTTTACCGCAATTGCCTCATTTAAATATACCTTGTTTGAGGTGGAGAAACTTTAATTAATAATATGGAGATAGTATGGCTAAAAACAACCCTTTGAAAAACATTCCGAAAGTACCGGTGCCAAAATTTAATAAACCTGCCGCACCAGCAGAAAACCAACAAAGTCAACTTCAAATAAACATTGAAGATCTTCGCAAAGAACGACTTTTTATTGCAACCCCTTGTTATGGTGGTATGCTAACAGAAGCGTATTTCCGTTCAATGGTTCGCACATTGACATTTTTCAACCAACATCAAATTCCAGTTGCATTTGGAACAATTGCAAATGAGTCTCTTGTTACTCGTGCTCGAAATGTTTTAGTTGCATATTTTTTGCAAAGCAACTATACTCGTCTATTGTTTATTGATGCTGACATTGAATTTCAAGTTGAAGATGTCTTGAAACTTATTGCACACAATAAAGAAGTATGCGTTGGTGCATATCCTAAGAAGGGTGTTAACTGGCAACGTATCCGTGATGCGGTTTTGTCTAATGGACAGGCCCCTATGGACGATAGAATGATCGCAGCTTCAGGAAGTGATTATGCTATTAACTTTAAATTTGTTAATGCAGATATGAAGCAAATTGCTATTGAAAGTGGCGTTATCAAATTGCATGACGGCGCTACAGGATTTATGATGATTAAGCGCGAAGCAATTGACAAGATGATTGCAGCATATCCGGAACTCAAATATAACAACGATTTGAATACTCCTCCAGATTTGCAAGACTTTTTCTATGCATTTTTCGACACAATGATTGATCCTAAAGATCGTCGTTACTTGTCTGAAGATTATACCTTCAGTCGTCGTTGGCAAGACATCGGTGGCGATATTTGGCTTGATCCGTCAATCTCGCTAAACCACTTTGGTTCTTTCAACTTCCAAGGTAATCCTAATCAAATTATCAAAATTGGTTAATCCATGAAATTGTCTGACCTACAGTCATCGTGGGCAGACGATTGCAAGATTAATGAAACTAATCTAGGGCAAGAGTCTGCTCGCACTCCTATATTGCATTCAAAGTATTTGAATTTTTTATCATCTACTCGTCTTAATTTACGAAAAGCCGAGTCTGACTATTTAAACCTCCGACGTAAGAAATATAAGTATTACAGAGGAGAAATGACACAAGCCGAATTAGCTGCAGAAGAATGGGAACAATGGCAGGGAAACAAACCATTAAAAAATGAAATGGATGAGTTCCTACAGGTAGATAACGATCTTATTTTATTAGAAGATAAGGTTGAGTATTTTAAAATTGTTCAGTACCAATTGGAACAAATTATTCGATCATTGAATAGTAGAACATGGGATATTAAGAACTGTTTAGAATGGACAAAATTCACTAACGGTATGATGTAATGGCCGATATAAAAATAAGAAAAAAGAACGAAATATATTTGAATATTGATTCGGAGCCTTCAATTGCTCAAGAATTAAATAATCATTTTTCCTTCGAAGTACCTGGTGCAAAATTTCACCCTTTGTATAGATCAAAGATGTGGGATGGCCGTGTCAGGCTTTTTTCAATGTTTACTAAAGAGCTTTATGTTGGTTTAAAGGACTATGTTGAACATTTTGCAAAAGAAAGAGAATACACTGTAGACTTATCTGAGTATGAAAAAACATCAGATGAATGCACGTTTGAATCTGTAAAAGAATTTTGTGAGAAGTTAAACATTGGTTCAAAGGGCGAACCTATTCCAATTAGGGAATATCAAATAGAGGCAGTACATAAAGCAATTAGCGACGGTAGAAGGTTATTACTTTCTCCTACCGGATCTGGAAAATCTTTAATAATCTATTGTATAATTCGTTGGCACTATGAATTTAACAGACGCCAACTAATTATCGTACCTACAACATCTTTGGTAGAACAGATGTTTTCTGACTTCCGAGACTATTCTTGTTTAAATGGATGGGATGCGGCATCGCATTGCCATCGCATTTATGGCGGTCATGAAAAATCTACCGATTGTAATGTTGTAATTAGTACATGGCAATCTATCTATAAATTACCTAAACAATTCTTTGAAACCTTCCAAGCTGTTTATGGTGATGAGGCCCATCTATTTAAAGCAAAGTCTTTAACTGGAATTTTAAATAAATGTCCGGATGCTCCTTATAGAGTAGGAACTACTGGGACATTGGATGGAACTCAAACACATAAATTAGTTCTTGAAGGAATCTTTGGTCCCGTTTATAAAGTTACTACAACTAAGAAACTCATTACAAGTAAAACCCTTGCCGATTTAAAAATCTATAATTTGATATTGGACTATCCCGATGAAATTAAAAAAGCCATGAAGGGCAGGACGTATCAGGAAGAAATGGATTTCCTAGTTCATTACGAACCAAGAAATAAATTTATTAGAAATTTAACTCTTAAACAAGAAGGTAACAGTCTTGTACTATTTCAATATGTTGAAAAGCATGGTAAAAATTTATATCAGATGATTAATGCCAAAGCAGAAAATAGAAAAGTATTTTTTGTTTATGGTGGCACAGATACGGAACAAAGAGAAAAAATTCGAGCATTGACAGAACTTGAAAACAATGCTATAATAGTGGCTTCATATGGAACATTCTCTACCGGGATTAACATTAAGAATTTGCACAATATTATTTTTGCATCTCCTTCCAAATCTCGGATAAGGAATTTGCAATCTATTGGACGTGGTTTGAGAACAACCAAAGACAAAGACAGTTGCAATCTATATGATATAGGCGATGATTTAACCTGGAAATCTAAAAAGAACTTTACGTTACTTCATATGATTGAACGGATAAAAATTTACAATGATGAACATTTTGACTACAAACTTATAAAAGTTCAATTACAATGATCCTAAGTTATAAAATATTGAAGTTAAATAGTGGTGAAGATATAGTATGTAAAACGGATGAAGTAATAGATTTAAAAAATACCTTTAGTCTTTTTATAAAAGATCCTTTGGTATTAAATCAAATTAGATCAAATGTTGGAAGAGCTGTAATTGAATCGTATACACTTGCTCCTTGGTTTGCATTAACCAAAGAAGAATTTTATGAGGTTCCTGTTCGAAATATTATATCATACGCAAAAGCCAACGAAGAACTTACAGAAAATTATATTAAATATCTTGATGCCCGTAAAGAAGCAGAAGAAAACGCAATTGATGTAACAGATGAAATAAGAGACTCAATTTTAGAAGAAGAAAATGATGAAAGACACGACTATGGAAATAATAGAATCAGACGAAGGAAAACTTTCCATTAAGGAAAAGAAACCTTCGGTTACTGCACATTATGTAAATAATAAAGAGTTTTTAGAAGCCTTAATAGCATATAAAGAACAAGTTGATGCTGCTAAAGAACGAGGCGAAGAAACCCCTGTTGTTACTAGATATATTGGCGAATGTTTTATAAAGATTGCTACACACCTTTCATACAAATCTAATTTTATTAATTATACTTTTAAAGATGATATGATTTCGGACGGGATTGAAAATTGTTTAACTGCAGTACAAAAATTTGACCCAAGTAAATCTTCAAATCCATTTGCATATTATACTCAGATTATTTACTTTGCCTTTATTCGCAGAATTCAAAAGGAAAAGAAACAACAGGCCACTAAGTATAAGATGATTGAGAATATGGATATTGATTCCTTGATCTTGCAAGATCATGATAACGGTGAATTTAGTCACCAATTTTTGGATTACTTAAAACGGCAAATGGACAATATTGATATTGAAAAACGCAACATAAATATCCCTAAAAAGGTTAAAAAAGTTGAAATAGATTCAGACAATCCTCTTGACATGGATGACTAATTTACTATATAATAAGTGTTAATTAAATTATTGGAGTCTTGATGGCAAAGCTTAAAGTTGCAGAATTGTTTTATAGTATACAAGGTGAAGGCCGCTACATGGGCGTACCTAGTGTTTTTCTTCGTACATTTGGTTGTAACTTCACTTGTAGTGGATTTGGAATGCCAAAAGGGGAATTTAGCAATGAAGTTGATTATATCGCGGCTGACGTACGTAAGTTTCTTTCCTATAAAGATTTACCTCTTGTTAGTACAGGGTGCGATTCTTACGCTAGCTGGGATCCTCGTTTTAAGCATCTTAGCCCTGTACTTGATACTGATAACATTGCCGATACAATTATGGATATACTTCCGTACAAGAAATGGGAAGACGAACATCTTGTAATAACGGGCGGCGAACCATTACTTGGTTGGCAACGATCGTATCCAGATCTTCTAGATAATGAAAAAATGAAATCTTTAAAAGAGATTACGTTTGAAACAAATGGCACACAGGCATTGTCATCTGAATTCAGACAATTTCTTCTTAATTGGTCTCTTGGTCGTAAAGACAGAGGATATAATGCACTAACATTTTCTGTTAGTCCAAAATTAAGTGTCAGCGGCGAAAAATGGGAAGAAGCAATTTGCCCCGACATTGTATCAGCATATCAAGACGTTGGATACACTTATCTTAAGTTTGTAGTTGCAACTGAAGAAGATGCTGAAGAAGCAATGGAAGCAATTGAACTATATAAATCTGCAGGGTTTAAAGGTCCTGTTTATTTGATGCCGGTAGGCGGCGTCGAAAGCGTTTATGCTATGAACAATCGAAAGGTTGCAGAAATGGCAATGAAGAATGGTCTTCGATATAGCGATCGTTTACAAGTACCACTTTTTAAGAATGAGTGGGGAACATAAATAATACTGTTACACAAAGGTAACAAAATTTTCAACTATCATATCCGTGTAAGGAAGGATTCAAAATGTCATATAACAAGACAAAAACAGACCCAGAATTGGGACAAAAAGTTCATCAGCATTTAGTTGCAATGGGAGTCGAGACTCCTACTGTTCCATTAGATATTGATCGTAAAACTAAAATTGAAGTCATTGAGACTCACTTTTCGCAAATTATGCGAGTGTTAGGTCTTGATCTAGATGATGACAGTTTAATTGATACACCAAAGCGTGTTGCTAAGATGTACGTCAACGAAATCTTTTGGGGGCTTGATTATGAGGCATTTCCAAAATGCACAACAGTTGATAACAAGATGAAATATAATGAAATGGTTGTTGAACGTAACGTCAATGTCCAAAGCAATTGTGAACATCATTTTGTAGTTATTGATGGATTGGCAACTGTTGCTTATGTCCCAAAGGATAAAGTTCTTGGATTAAGTAAAATTAATCGTATTGTAGAATATTTTAGCAAGCGTCCTCAGATTCAAGAACGCTTAACAGAACAAATCTATCATGCCTTGCAGTTTATTTTGGAAACAGACAATGTTGCAGTTATGATTGATGCTCAGCATTACTGTGTTAAAAGCCGAGGCGTAGAAGATGCAGGTAGCTCAACCGTTACAAGTAAATTAGGCGGCGGATTTAAAACAGATCCCGCATTACGAAATGAATTCTTAAGCATCGCTCGTTCAAAATGACTATAAACGTAATGGTTGACTTGGAGACAATGTCAACAAGATCAAATGCGGCAATTTGTTCCATTGGTGCAGTAAAATTTGAAGGGGATAAAATACTGGATACGTTTTACTGTACTGTTGATATAAAGTCATGTAAAGAAGCAGGCCTGCATATTGCCAAGGATACTGTTGAATGGTGGTCAAAGCAAAACAAAGAAGCATTCCGAGAGTTAACAAAAAACAACATCTCACTACAAGAAGCACTAGACAAATTTGAAATTTGGTTTGGTACAAAAAGTCTTCCTTTGTGGGGCAATGGTGCAGTATTTGATAATACTATTCTTGGAAATGCTTATTTCAATACAGGTAGAAAACCACCATGGCATCCATGGGACGATCGTTGCTACAGAACTGTAAAGGCATTATTCAAATGGATTCCTGCTGATGAACGGCAAGGAACATATCACAATGCATTGGATGACGCAATGCATCAAACAAAACACTTAATTAAAATCTTGGGTAATTGATATGAATATTTACAACAGGAGAATTGCTTTTTGTATTAGCGATCAGCATTTAATTCCATATGGTGGCATCGGACAATTTGCAAAATCCTTTGTAGAGACTTGTTCTGTTATTGGAATAAAAATTGATATTATATTGGATAAACCGGCATCCAATAAAGACTTTAGTGCATATCTTCAATCTAAAGGTGCTAATGTTATTGCACCTAAAGAACCACTTAGTTATAGTAAACACGCCAAAACTTTTATGTTTGAGGATTCATATAACTTTGAAAAAATGATTAATTTTAGAGAATGTTTTATGACTGCTCTAAATGACAATCTATACGATGTAGTTATTTGTAACACCGTGGAATCATTTCCCGCAATCTATTCCTTATCTATTCAAGATTCAGTCCAAGTCATATATTATACACATCACGAGAATTTGGTTTTTATGGAAGACAGTCCTCAAAAAAGCAAATTCTCAGATTCGTTCAATGAATTTTTTATTAAGTTGATGGACGTAAACGGCATTTATATTGGCACACAAACACGTAGAAATGTTGATGAGATTAAATTGTCAGGTAAAGACGCATACTATACACCTATACAAATGACGGAAAAAGAATTGCTGTCTCCTCATACTAAATCTAGAGAAGGTGTATTATGGATTGGTCGCTGGGAGCCAAGGAAGAATCCTGAAGAATTTGTTCGTATGATTGCAGAAACAAAGTTGCCTGCAAAAATTATTACAAATGATACTGGTGCGAAAAAATTTGAAGCAGCGTTAAAGGAAATTAATGCTAAATTTGAAATTCGCTCAGAGATATATGGACAGGAAAAAGTTGATTTTATAACATCTGCTAGAGTTGCTTATAATCCCGCAATACGAGAAAGTTTTGGCTTAGCATTCTATGAATGTATTGGACATATGCCAACAGTTGCACTTAAAGGAATGTCTTGGCTAGAAAACTTTAATGGTACAGATTTTTTTAGCGTAGATAAAAAAGATGTTAGTAGTACAATACTTAAATTGTATGAACAATACAAAAGCCCGTTTGATTGGTACAATACTGGCGCATTAGAACGTGTAGTGACCATGGACTTAAATGGTGTTGGAGAATGGTTTAATGTATTTGATTTGTTCAAACCAACAAAGTCTAATTCTAGCAAAGCAAAAATTAACGAATACGAAACGGTTCAGTACAAAAAGTATATAACTGATCTAAATAGGAAAGATTTATCTATTGATGATATCCGTTCTGTATTGACAAACAAGCACAAATATAATATAATTTACACAGACAATCACACTTATCTATCAAAAGATATAAATTTTGTTCCCGATGAACAAAATACCTCAAGCACTTTAGAAAGTTTATTCGAATGAGCAGACAAATGGAATATGTAATTTCTGGGCCGGCGTACTTACGTCTTGGTGCAGAACAATGTAATGATCCTGAAGTATTACAGATGATCAACGACCTTATTGGTAAGACTGTTCATAACATGAATAATCATCAGTTCTCATTATTGTATAATGGGTTTACTGAAAAACAATTTGGCAAACGTCTACAAAAATTTAGACCAGCAATTAAAAATATCCATGCAGACTCCGGTGGTCTGCAAATTATTACACGAGGCATTCCAAATTCGCCTGAGGTTCGTAATAACGTATATGAAAATCAAGCATCCCATGCAGATATTGGAATGTCTTTTGATGAGATTCCGGTAATAATTACTAATGCAAGTGGCAAGTCTGCAAAGCTTGACACTAAAGGTAGATATTTTGATCGAGATAATTTTGCTAGTTATGCTAAACAAACTGGGCAAAATATTAAATCGCAGATTGAAAAATTTATTGAAATGAAAAGTGATTGTCGACCTTTTGCAATCATTCAAGGTGCTTGTCATGAGACTTATGCTGAATGGGCAAACATTTTACTTGAAGAAATTACTGCACCTTATCATGATCGTATTGGCGGTGTGTCAATGGCATCGGCTGCACTAGGCACTGGTCAACTTGAAGATGTTAAACGAGCATTCTATGTTAAGGTAATGCCCTTTAAGAAACCATTTCATCTTCACATTCTAGGGGTAGGCGCACTGCGTCGTATGCTTCCCTATATGGTTTTTAGTCAGACTGGAATGTATGAGAACATTGAAATCTCTTATGATTCTACAACACATTCAATGTCATTAGATAATGGATTGTTTTATTTCTCGTATAGTAAAAAAACACGACATGGTTATGGCGGCTCATCTGTAAAAATGGGCAGAGAATATTCTAACATCTATAGAACAGTTGTAGATGAAATCAATAGTGTTTGTGGTACCGAATATACTCCAGAAGAATATCATAAATTAATGAATATTGCTGTAGGCAAGTATCTTGAGAATGGCGGTCAATTTATTGACATTATGAAAGCACGTCTTTGTTTCATATTGACGAATGTGCATAATTTTACATTAGATGTCACAACCCTATTAGAATCTAAAGATGAATTGCTTAGATTTTGTAGAGATAAAGGTTGCGAAAATGAGTATGCAACATTGTTTGAAGTTAAAGATATTGGAGACTTTTCTCATTGGGAAAAGCACGTTGGTAAATATATGGAATCGGAATCTGTAGGCCATCAGCCTCGGATGTCTTTAGAAAACTTATTTGCATAAGGATTATATTATGTCTATACTTAAAAAGAGTAGTTTTATTTGGGTTACCTTTCAGAAAGAAGGTATCCATCGGTACCCTGCAGCAGCAACTGATGTTAAGTTATCAACACGCAGATTTGGTCTACCGGAAGAACATTGGCTGGATGTTAGTTTTCTTGCAGACCCGCATCGACATATGTTCCACTTTCGCGTTGAAATGGAAGTATTTCATGATGACCGAGATGTAGAATTTATCCAGGCAAAAAGAATAATGGAGCGTTGGTACAATGATGGTACCCTATATCTAGATTATAAATCATGTGAAATGATGGCAAATGATTTATACGATAAATTGATTGCAAAATGGCCTGGTAGAAGTTATGCAATTGAGGTATCCGAAGATGGTGAAAACGGATGTAGAATTAACTTTGAACATATTAGAGATATAGATGTCTAAAATTTTTATTGTAGATTTAGAATCAGTAGACACACGATACACGGAACAATGGAAATATCATGTACCCCAATTACTTAAAAAGACGGCGAATATTGAAGTTATATGTGGACCTACTAATATTCCTAGTGATACTACCCGTGGTGCTTTCCTTAATTTTAGCGGAACTAATATCTATAAGTCTGCGCAAGTTGAGCAAATGGGTCGTTTATTTAGCAATGGATCCGTTAATGCTAATGATCATTTTTTATTTACTGACGCTTGGCATCCTGGCATCATTAACTTAAAATATATGAGTGAGTTGTTGCAGATTCCTGTAACAATTCACGTATTATGGCATGCTGGTAGTTATGACCCTCAAGACTTTTTAGGTCGTCTCATTGGAGATGCTCCATGGGTTAGACACGCTGAACAGAGTTTTTTCCATGCCGCAAATCACAATTATTTTGCCACAGACTTTCATATTGATCTGTTTGCTAAAACATTTGGCGAAACAGTAGATGATGAGTGGAAGCTAACAATGATTGAACAAGGCAAGATTATACGCACAGGTTGGCCTATGGAGTATATGGAAAATATTCTAAACGTATATAAAGATATGCAGAAACGGGATCTTATTTTATTCCCACATAGAATTGCTCCTGAGAAACAAGTTGAGATATTTCGTGATCTTAAAAAGCAATTGCCGCAATATGAATTTATTGTTTGCCAAGATGTAAAATTAACTAAACACGAATACCATAAGTTATTGGGGCAAGCAAAGGTTGTATTTAGTGCAAACTTACAAGAAACACTTGGCATTAGTTGTTACGAAGGTGCTATTGTAGATGCTATTCCTATGGTGCCAGATCGTTTATCCTATACGGAAATGTACGATGATATGTTCAAGTATCCTAGTGAATGGACAGAATCATTTGAAGCATACGAATTATATCGACAAGATTTATGTTATAAAATTGTTCAATACATGAATAATCACGATCAATATAAGTATCACGTTCGCAAACAAGCATCAGACTTAACGGAAAAATTCTTTTCTGCTAGTGTATTGACTGCAATGTTTAAGTAATATATAATATATCACATAGCGGTCTACCGGCATCGTCCCGCTTTATAAATTCCGCCGCCTATGATTAACATAGGAGAATAAACATGGCAAAATACATTTCTACAAAAACTTATAATCAGATCGGTCCCGTAGCATATAGACAATGGCGTGCAGATAGTCATTGCAATTTAATTCATGGATATGCACTTTCATTCCATTTAGAATTTGAGTGTGATACATTAGATGCCCGCAATTGGTGTATGGACTTCGGTGGACTAAAACCACTTAAAGGTCTACTTGAAGATTGGTTTGACCACACATTATTGGTTGCTCAAGATGATCCAATGCGAGAACATCTATTGCATCTAGGCACATTAAAATTAGCAAAGATTACAGAAGTTGAAAAGACTGGTTGTGAAGGTATTGCTGATTTTCTTTATGAATACATAAACACAATTTTCTTACCTAACTATGGTGAAAAGGATCGTGTATGGTGTTGCAAAGTGCAAGTAAGAGAAACTGATGCTAACATGGCAATGCGCGTAGGCCATAGAGAAGATAACGAATTTAAAGATTGATATGAAGATTTGTTTGTTAGGAGATACCCATTTTGGAGTTAGAAATGACTCTAAAGCATTTCATGCGTACTATGAAAAATTCTATACTAATGTATTGTTCCCGTATCTAAAAGTCAACAATATTGATACTGTTGTTCAATTAGGAGATCTATTTGATCGCAGGAAGTATATTAATTTTCATTCGCTTGCAGAATCCCGACGGTATTTCTTTGATCCCATGGAAGCCAATGGTATTAAACTAATTACATTGGTTGGCAATCATGATATATTCTGGAAAGAAAGTCTTAGCGTAAATTCTCCAGATTTATTGTTAAAGGACTATGGTAACATTACTATTTTCCAAGAGCCAGGTATAATGAAATTTGATGGTGTTCAGTTTGATATAATTCCCTGGATTTGCAAAGATAACGAAACAGAAATTGCTGCATTTATGGATGCAAGTTCTTCTGATTATTGTATCGGACATTTTGAAATTTCCGGATTTCAAATGATGCGGGGTATTGATAACCATGAAGGATTTGATCGTAGTTATTTTAAACAGTACAAACACGTATTAAGCGGACATTTTCATACTAAATCTAGTGAGGGAAATATCTCATATCTAGGTACTCCTTACGAATTAACATGGAATGATGAAAGCGATCCAAAAGGATTCTTTATCTTTGATACTGAAGATCATTCTTTAGAGTTTGTACAAAATCCATATACTATTTTTACAAAGTATTATTATAATGATGAAACAACGGATCCTGATACTATTGATGTTAAAACTTTTGAGGCACAACATATAAAAATTGTTGTAGTTAAGAAGAGAGACTTTCACAAGTTTGATAAGTTTATAGAACGTATCTATAAACAAGATCCACTTGAAGTTAAAATTATTGAGGATTTTTCCGAGTTTGAATCTGAGGCATTGGATGATGCTATTGATCTAGAAGATACTATGACATTGCTTACTGGTTATGTTGATAGTATTGAAACAGATGCGGACAAAGAACGATTGAAGACATTGCTTAAGACATTGTATGTCGAAGCACAACACTACGAAGAAGCATGAGTATAAGATTTACAAAAATACGATGGAAAAATTTCTTATCAACCGGCGGCCAATTTACAGAAATAGAATTTGAGGCATCGCCATCTACTTTAATTGTTGGTGAAAACGGTGCCGGCAAAAGTACAATTCTTGATGCTATTTGCTTTGGTCTTTTTAATAAACCATTTCGTAGTATTAATAAACCGCAACTAATGAATACTATCAACGGCAAGAATCTTGCGGTTGAGGTAGAATTTTCTATTGGTAAAAAAGATTATAGAATTGTTCGGGGAATGAAACCGAATGTTTTTGAAATCTATTGCGACGGTGTTATTCTTAATCAAGATGCAGCATCAAGAGATTATCAGAAATACTTAGAAGAAAGCATTCTAAAATTAAATTATAAATCGTTTACTCAGATTGTAATTTTAGGATCCGCTTCTTTTACTCCCTTTATGCAATTATCCCTAGGGTATCGAAGAGAAATTATTGAGGATATTTTAGATATTCAAATATTTTCTGTAATGAATACTGTGCTTAAGGATAAGATAAATTCTTTAAAGGATGCAATTAAAGATTTAGATGGCAAGATTGAAATCGGAAAGCACAAAGTAAAAGTACAACAAGGATACATTCTACAGTTGGAAGAAGATAAAAAGAAACGTGAAAATGATGTCCAAACTAAGATTGATGAATCAACTGCAGAAATTGCAGCATTGTCTACACAATTAGAAGATCTACAAGATACATATGCAGTGCATGAATTGAGTGTATCCGATTCTGATGAACAAACAAAAAAGAAAACAGAATTAAATAATCTGTATAAGAATCTTACTGATAGAATTAAAAAAGCTAAAAACGAAATTAATTTTTACGAGGAACACGACAATTGTCCAACCTGTAATCAGAATATTTCCAATGATCTAAAGACAATAACTGTTGAAAAACATACACATAAAATTGAAGAAGTTACATCTGCATTAGATCAAATTAACGAAAAAATTACAGAAGTTGAGACACGTCTTACTGAGATTGAGGATATTAAAAAATCAATGTCAAATGTTCAAGTATCAATTTTGAGAGTAAACAATTCTATGATTGCGTCTCAAAGCTACATTAAAAAATTGATGGCTGATCTAGAACAAAAAGATGACACGCTAACATCATTGACTAATGAGAAAATAAATTTAAAGTCAATGGCAAAAGAAATTGTAGATTTAGTTTCTGATAGATCAAAGATAAATGAGGATAAGTTTTATCACGAAGCAGCTGGTTCTTTATTAAAAGATACGGGCATTAAAACTAAAATTATTAGACAATACTTGCCGGTAATAAATAAGTTAGTAAATAAGTATTTAACAGCAATGGATTTCTTTGTCCACTTTGAACTAGATGAATCATTTAATGAGACAATTAAATCTAGACATAGAGATGAATTTAGTTATGCATCTTTTAGTGAAGGTGAAAAGCAAAGAATTGATTTGGCGCTGTTATTTACATGGCGAACAATTGCAAAGATGAAGAATAGTGCAAGTACCAATCTATTACTATTGGATGAAGTATTTGACTCCTCATTAGATGCAAACGGTACGGATTACGTTATGAATTTGTTGAATACCATAAGTGATGATACAAATGTGTTTGTAATTTCGCATAAAGGCGATCAATTGATTGACAAATTTAAATCAGTAATTAAATTTCAAAAGTATCAAAATTTTAGTAGAATAGTATGATTATATTAAGAAAAGACAAATTAAATTTAGTTGAACCTACTGCGGAGGTTATGACAAAAATTCCAACTCTTTTTGATTTTAAAAAAGATGGTAAAAGCGCTATTAATGTTTCAAATGTTTTATTTGAAAGAATGAAACAATTGGGCGGGGTTGGTCTAAGTGCTAACCAAGTTGGTCTTGATATGAGAGTATTTGTAATGGGTCTTAGCGACATACAAATTGCAGTATTCAACCCTGAAATTTTAGAATATAATGCAAAAGAAGAAAATTATAACGAAGGTTGTTTGTCATACCCAGGCATAATGCTTAGTATTAAACGTCCAACAACTGTTAAAGTTAAATATCAAAATGAAAAAGGCGAAGTTGTTGAAAATGAATTCAAAGGCCTAACAGCTAGAATTTTCCAACATGAATTTGATCATATGAATGGAACAGATTTTACACACCGAGTTTCTAAATTTAAATTAGATTTTGCAAAAAAGAAATTTGAAAATAAACGTAAAAAGATAATTAAAAAATACGCAGTTAAAACAATGGTAGAGGCACTAAATGAGCACAAAGATTCCAACTGAATATACTGAAATATTTGACTTTGGTTTTACTGCTGTAGATTCAGAAGAGTCTATAGTAGAGAAACCAGTTGCTTCCCCTGCCCCTGTTATAGATACCTCGGGTATTGAAAACAAAATTGCTGCGCTTTTAAATAAGGTTGACAATTTGGAAGAACTCGTAAAAGCTGGTTCTGGTGCAAATTTTGATACTGATGCATATCGACAACTAATTGAAAAAGATGTTGCTGAAAAATTAAGCAAAGTTGAGGCGCTAATTATGCCCTTATTGGCCAATCTTTTAAAGAATCCGGACAAGGATTTTATTAAATGGCCAAACAGAAAACCCATTATAGAAGCTCAAATATCTAAAATTTTGGCTATCACACGTCCGCCCACGGCGTAAAAAGTGCTTGACTTCTTATCTAAAAGATGTTATAATATAGCATCAGTAAGGAAAAAACCATGGCACTAGCAAACTCAAAATCTACTCTTGCAAAGCTTCTTGCACAAGAAAACATCTCTGTGCAACATAAGAAAACATCTACCGCATACTTTGACCCTAAGAACCGAATTCTTGTTCTTCCTATTTGGAAAGAAATGAGCGGTGACTTATATGACCTTCTTGTTGGACACGAAGTTGGTCATGCATGGGAAACACCTCCAGATGGATGGCATGATGCAGTGAGAGGACATACCCAAGGATTCAAATCTTATCTTAATGTGATCGAAGATGCCCGTATTGAAAAATGCATTAAAGTACGATATCCCGGTCTACGTTCATCTTTCTATAAAGCATACAAAGATTTAGTTGATAAAGATTTCTTTGGCATCAAAGATCTTGATGTCAACACCTTGCCTTTTATTGATCGTATCAACCTGCACTTTAAGGTTGGCCCTTTTATGGCTGTACCTTTTTCAGACGAAGAAAAAGTTTACATCAAACGAATTGATTCTTTGACAACGTGGGATGAAGTTTTAGCTATTGCAAAAGAACTTTATAACAATCAAAAATCAATTGACGATGAAGAAAAAATTGAAAAACGAAAAAAACTTAGAATCAACGGAGACATCGAAGATTCTGACGGAGAATTTTCCGATGATTTTGATATTGAATTTGACGATGATTCTGATGAATTTGACGAAGATGAAATAGACGGCAAAACTGGCGAACCGCGCGCCCGCCGAGCAGGAGCAAATAAATCTAGCGATCCAAGTTCTATTACGGATCAAGAATATCGTTTGCGTGAAGCAGATCTGTTATCAAATGATATTCGTCCGTATAAGTATTTCAATCTGCCGGATGCTAACATTGAAGAAATAATTATCCCTCACGATTTCCTATATAAAAATACTGATTGGTCTGGTCTTGACTCAAATGCAAATATTAAAGATACGGGCGCATTGCTTGCAAATTACAAACAAACTAATGGTAAATTCATTCAGTATCTTGTTAAAGAATTTGAACTAAAACGGAATGCAGCACAGTTTGCTCGAGCAAAAATTGCAAAAACTGGAGAATTGAATTTAGATAAAATTTTTAGTTATAAATTTAATGATGATCTTTTTAAACGTGTTACTAAAATTCCTGGAGGTAAGAATCATGGAATGGTAATGTTTATAGATTGGTCAGGATCAATGTCTGACAATATTTCGCAAACTATTGAACAGACATTAGTGCTCGCAGATTTTTGTAAAAAAGTAAGTATTCCTTTCCGAGTATTATCCTTTACAGATTCAACATTTGGGGTTGTTAGTAATTATTTTAAATATAAACACGGCCCTGATTATTCTACTAGAGATTATCCAACCTTCTCCTCAAAACCAATTGACTTATCAATTGCCCATAACGGATATAGAAGTTTTGAATTATTGTCCAACAGCATGACTACCGCACAATATAATTTTGCTCAAAAGAAATTGTTGCAATTTGGTGCAATATTTGAAAGGCAACGTCATCGGCATTCTGACATTCCTGATGGATGGGAATTAAATTCAACGCCTTTAAATGAGGCAGTTACGTTTGCTAATCATTTTATTCCTATGTTTAGGGAAATGTATAAACTCGATATTGTTAATACTATATTTCTTACTGACGGTGACGGTAATTTTACCGACACAATTATTACGCCAGATAATATGCCGAAAAATGCAAATACTTATTATGGTATTGGATATAGAGCACCATCGAATATTATTGTAACCAACCCGAAAACAAAAATATTTGGACAATCCAATCCAGGCCAACCAATTACTGCAGCTCTTCTTGATTTGCTTCGCAAAAGTACAGGAACAAATCTTGTAGGATATTTCATTATGCCAAGTGCAGGACGTAGAACTGTACAACGAGTTTTGGATATATCTGGATTGTCTAGAGTGGAGGATGTTCATAATATTATGAGCAAAATTCGAAAAGATAAATTTTATTCTTTATCTACGTATGCTTATGATAAATACTTTTTGGTTTCTTCTGAGGATTTGATTATTCATGATGAAGAAATGGAAGTTACAAGTGATACCTCAAAAAGAGATCTTATGAAAGCTTTCATTAAAAATCGTAAATCTAAGTTGATGAATCGGATACTTTTGAACAAATTTATTGAAGAAATCGCTTGACACGAACATCAAAAGATGTTATAATTATTTTGTGAAATCCCCATCCTTATCCCTAGGACTATATTATGAAAACCAATATTGATAAAAAACAGCTTGTAGCAGACCTTGTAATTAAATTTGGTAAGACCGCAGCACGAAAAGATGTAATTGCTTATCTAGAACAAAAAGGAATTAAGACACCTTTTTGGCTAATAAATGGTGCAAAATATCGAGCAAGCCGCGGTGTATTAAATCTTGATGTCTCGGAAAATGTAGAAAAAGAAATCTTTAAAGAAACAGTTATGAAAGAAGAAGTCCCTGCACTACAAGCACAAGTTATTCCGTTGCGACAAAAACGCATGGTAACAGAAGTTGAAAATCTAGTACCTATTAAAGATGACAACTATGTTCCTTTTGGATTCTTCCGAGATTTAGAATCCATCATTAAATCTAAAGTGTTTTATCCTGTGTTTATTACTGGTCTAACTGGTAATGGTAAAACTACTATGGTAGAACAAGTTTGTTCTAAACTAAAGCGAGAATGTGTTCGTGTTAATATTTCTATTGAAACGGATGAAGATGATCTTGTTGGTGGATCTACATTAATTGATGGTAACGTAACATTCCGTGAAGGTCCTGTTATTCTAGCAATGCGCCGTGGTTCAGTTTTGTTGATTGACGAGATTGATCGTGGCAGTAATAAACTAATGTGTATTCAAGGTATTCTTGAAGGCAAGCCATATTTTAATAAAAAGAATGGTGATGTAATTTATCCTGCCCCTGGGTTTACTGTTGTTGCTACAGCAAATACTAAAGGTCAAGGTTCGGATAGCGGCAAATATATTGCAGCACAAATTCTTGATGAGGCATTCCTTGAGCGTTTTCCTATTACTGTTGAACAAGAGTATCCAAATGCTAAAATTGAGCATAAGATCATTATCAACAATATGAAAGAATTGAATTGTGAAGATTCAGAATTTGCAGACAAATTGGTTACTTGGGCCGAGGTTATTCGCAAGACATATCTTGAAGATGCAATTGATGAATTAATTTCTACTCGACGTCTTGTTCATATTGTAAAAGCATTCTCAATGTTTAAAGATCGGCAAAAGGCAATTGAACTTTGTATTAATCGCTTTGATGCAGATACAAAGAATGCCTTTTTGGATCTTTACAAGAAAATGGAAACACCCAAGGAAGAAGAAGTAATTGTATCTGCTCCGCAAGAAGATGATGAGATTCCATTCTAAAAATTTTTAATTTAACCAAAGGGCGCTTATGCGCCCTTTTACCTATTTTAGACTTATAAATATTTAAGTCGTTATTAATTTATTATAAGGCTTGAAATGAAAAAAGCATTGATTACAGGAATCACCGGACAGGATGGTTCCTATCTAGCAGAACTTCTATTAGAAAAAGGATATGAAGTTCATGGTATTATTAGACGGAGTTCCTCAATTAATACTTCTAGAATTGACCATATATTTAACCACCCAAATCTAGAATTGCACTATGGAGATGTGACTGATTCGTTATCATTGATGAATGTTCTAAAAAAACATTCTCCAGATGAAATTTATAATTTAGCAGCACAAAGCCATGTTAAGGTTTCTTTTGAGACTCCCGAATATACTGGTATGGTTGATGCAATGGGCACGCTAAAAATATTAGAATCGGTAAGATTGCTCAATCTGGATAAAACAACAAAAATTTATCAGGCATCTACTTCTGAACTATTTGGATTAGTTCAGGAAATCCCACAAAAAGAAACAACCCCATTTTATCCTAGATCTCCTTACGGTGTTGCAAAAATGTACGCCTATTGGATTGTAAAAAATTATAGAGAGTCGTATAATATGTTTGCTTGTTCAGGCATACTATTTAATCACGAATCTCCTCGCCGTGGCCACAACTTTGTAACTAAGAAAATTGTAAATGCTTTAAAGGCAATTAGTGAAGGCAAACAAGAGTGTTTGTATCTTGGTAATCTAAACGCCATGCGAGATTGGGGGCATGCTAAAGATTATGTTAACGCAATGTGGATGATGCTACAACAAGATACCCCCGAGGATTATGTTATTGCAACTGGAGAACAGTTTTCCGTAAGAGAATTTGTTGAACATTGTGCTCCATATTTTGGTTTGCAAATTCGTTGGCAAGGCGACGGTGTTAATGAAGTTGGTATTAATAAAGCAGATAAAAAGGTAATAGTCCGAGTAGATAAAAAGTATTTCCGACCAGCGGAAGTTGAGACATTATTGGGAGATGCGTCTAAGGCAAGAATCCAATTAGGATGGAAACCCACACAATCATTCGATGATTTGGTTGAAGATATGTGCATGAATTTTGATAATTAAGAAAGTTATATGACTAAAAAATTAAGTATAGGGTTTACAGATACCCATCCGCATCTAGCAACATTCTTTATGGACTTGTTATCTACACGATATGATGTAGAAGTTAATAATGAGAATCCTGATTTTTTGTTATTTGGTGATAGAAATTTTGGAGAAAACAATTTAAAATATTCTAAAGATTGCGTTAAGATTTTCTATACAGGCGAAAATCAAAGACCAGAAGATTATGATTGCAACTACGCAATAAGTTTTGATCATAACTTTGAATCTTGGCATTATAGATTGCCATTGTATGTTGTCTATATGTGGGCATTGGAACACATACACAATACTAAATACGATTTTAACTATATCTTTAATCCAGAAATTAAAGAGAAAACCGGATTCTGTTCTTTTGTTGTAAGTAACCCGAATTGTCAGGAACGTAATAATTTCTTTAAAATGTTGCACAAAGAAAAACACGTTGATAGTGCGGGCAAACTATATAAAAATATAGATGTTAATTTGGAAGGCGAGGCTGCAAAAATTGAATTCTTATCAACAAGGAAATTTAATATTTGCTTTGAGCCATATTCGCATCCTGGTTATGTTACTGAAAAAATACTCCACGCATTTTATGCAGGAACAATTCCAATTTATTGGGGCAGTGAAACAATTAGTTCGGATTTTAATCCAAATGCATTTATTGATGTAAATGATTTTGGTAGTGTTGAAGAAGCAATTAAATTTATTATGTATTTGGACGGCAATGATGAATTATATAACATAATGCTTAATGCGCCAAAATTTAAAAATGGCATCCCTCCATCATACATCATGCTTGATAATTTCTTGAATTGGTTTGATGCCGTAGTGTATAATAAAATTTTACAACGATGAATATACAGACATTTATTTTCAATTGGCGCGGTCAATATGAAAAAACAAAAGAAAAGCAAAAGCAACTGAGTGCCATTGGGGTTGTGCCTGTTGTCATTAATAGTGACGACAATCACCGTGAGGACGATCCCAATTGGCACAACATTGGAGAAGAAAGTTATTTCACTGCACAATTCTTAAAAGCATTAGAATTGTTTACCGGCGATGTAATGTTTCACATTCAAGCAGACGCATCATATGATAATTGGGCAGAAATTTATCAAGGTGCAAGAGATTGCTTTGACACCTATAATTGGGGAATCTATGCTCCCAATGTAGATTACACATTCTACAATCCTTTTAGAACAGATTTAACAAGTTTTGACCTGGACGAGCCTAATTTAAAAATGGTTGCAAATACAGATTGCACTTGTTGGTTTATTCATAAAGATATACTTGATGACGCAAAAAATAGAAATATAAATTTTGCTCCGTATAAAATGGGTTGGAGTTTTGATATAATTTTTACCGCACTTAGTTATATTAAAAAACGACCAGTTATTCGAGATTACGCATTTACTATTGCCCACCCGCGGGGAACTAATTATAATATGCATCAGGCGGAAACAGAGATGATGCAACTATATCAATCGCTTACACCTGATGTACAAGATGTGTTTCGATATATTAAAACAGATAAAGAAAAATTAGCACTATACTATGCAAATTGACTATTACAAACTAAATGACCTGTTAATAGAAAAATTGGATAGTAATGTCCCGTTTTCACTATTAAGAATAGACAATACTGCAGGGTATGTTCTTGATTGTATCTCTCGAGGAATTATTCCCGATAGACAACACTACAATGAATACACATTAGTTGAAGGCGGCGTACCCGATAATATGGATTACGTGTTTAAAAAGTTGTGGCCCGAGACTTTAGACGTAATGAAAGAGTGTGATATTTTAGGATTTGTTGATGTATCTGGAGATATTAAAAGATCAAATTTTATAAAGCAATTTGAGGATAAACCAACATTCTTTCATAAGGATACTGCGGCATTAGATCCTGGAGGATTGTTGGGATATTATTCTGAGTATAATAAACTGCCAGTACCTTGGACACAACATTTAAAAGGTAAAAAAGTTCTTGTAATATCTACACACGCCGAATCTATAAAATATCAATGGGATCACCTTGATAGGATTTGGGGCAAAGACAAAGAAAAAATTGTACCTTTTGAATTAGTGGATTGTATTAAAACGCCATACCATCCGCTTGCAGATGATAGACAGATTCCAGGATGCAATACATTCGATAGTATAGTTGAGCATACAAAGAAATTAATTGATAGTTATGATTATGATGTTTTGTTAACGGGAGTGACAACACAATCTCCTTTTTATGCTCAGCATGCTAAGCAACAAGGAAAAGTAGGAATACAGACAGGCGGAACGATCCAATTATTTTTTGGTATTGTTGGTTCCCGTTGGTTACAATCTCCTTCGTATAAAGAATGGCTTCCTATGTTTAATGAATATTGGATATACCCATTGGATGAGGATAAAGCACAAAGAGTGGTACATCCCAACTTAGAAACTAATTACGCATATTGGTAAATTATGAACAAAGATGATATTTTAATTGGCATTGCGGAGTTTGTTAGAAATAAACGCAATGAGGAAATTTGGATTCCTGGTAAAGACTTCGTTAAATACGCAGGTCCATATTTTGACGAGCATGAAATACTTGCAGCAGTAAGTACGTTATTAAATGGTTGGCTTGTTATGGGCGACCAATCCGTAAAATTTGAAAAAGAGTTTCCTAAACAATTTGGAAAGAATCATGGAATTTTAACAAATTCTGGATCTAGTTCTAACTTGTTAATGATGTCTACTCTTACATCTAAGCGTGGATATAATTTGCCAAAGGGAACAAAGGTATTGATGCCTATTGCAGGATTTCCTACAACATTAAATCCCACCTTACAACTTGGATTTGAGCCTGTATTTTTAGACATTGAATTAGATACATTAAATCTTGATCTAACAAGAGCAGAAGAACTAATTAAAAAACATAATATCAGAGTAATTACATTTGCTCATGTATTAGGTAATCCACCTAATATGGATTGGGTGATGGAATTAGTTAAACGATATGATATGATTCTTTTGGAAGATTGCTGCGATGCTTTAGGATCTACATATGACGGAAATCCATTAGGATCTTATGGTGAGATGGCATCTTGTTCATTCTATCCTGCCCACCACATGACAATGGGCGAAGGTGGGTTTGTTGCCTGCAAGACATATGAAACAGAAGTCATTGCTAGATCATTTAGAGAATGGGGTCGCGGATGTTATTGTGTTGGACCTGAAGCAAATAAATTAAAATGCGGTTCTTGTGGCACACGGTTTAAAGAATGGATTCCTGAGATGCCGGGAGAAATTTTTGATCACAAGTATGTGTATGATGAAATAGGTTACAATTTAAAACCAATTGAATTGCAAGGTGCGATGGGATTGGTTCAATTAGATAAGTTGGAAACAATACACGAGTTACGCAAACGCAATTACAACTTATTGTTTGATATCTATAGTAAATATGAAGAATATTTCCACTTACCAAGAGCACAGGCAAAGAGTAATCCTAGTTGGTTTGCATTCCCGTTAACAATTCGCAAAGGTGTTCCTTTTACACGTAGCGATATTGTTGATTATCTTGAAGAACATTTGATTCAGACGCGCCCATATTTTGCAGGTAACATTATGCTACAACCAGCATATAGTCATCTAATGAATCCTGCAGATGCAAGAGATAATTTTCCGATTGCTACAATGACAATGACCAATACTTATTTCCATGGCACAAGTCCAGTAATTACTCCCGAACAAATTGCATATATAGGTAAAGTAGTTGATGGTTTTATGAGTTTATTTGTATGAAAAATTTAAGTAAAGTCGCTTCCAATATTGATGGGCAACCCATGTTCAAATATTTGGACAGGGCAAAAAAATTAGAATCACTTGGTAGATCTATGATCCATATGGAAATAGGAGATCCAGATTTTGATACTCCAGAAAATGTAATTAATGCTGCTATAAATTCTTTGAAGAATGGCGGCACGCATTATTGCAGTAGTTTTGGATTGCCAGACTTTCGACAAACTATTATAGATGCTACTAAACGAAGTAGAGGATTTGCGCCCGATCTAGATCAAGTGTTAATTACTCCTGGCGCCAATATTGGAATGTTTTATGCAATATACTGTTTAGTTGATCCTGGATATGAAGTAATTGTTCCCGATCCTGGATTTGCAACTTATTACAGCACAATTAAAATGTGCGGCGCAATTCCTGTTAGAGTGCCGTTAAAAGAAGAAAACAAATTTAGAATGAACCCCGAGGATGTTGCAAATGCAATTACCGATAAAACTAGATTGATCATTATAAACAGTCCACACAATCCTACGGGAAGTGTAATGACTCCTGAAGAAATTAAAGCAATATATGAATTGGCAAAAGAAAAAGACATATATCTGTATAGTGACGAAATTTATAGTAGGATGAATTATAGCACATTTAGTAGTCCCGGAATATATGATGAATGTAAAGAACACGTTATTATAAGCAATGGTTTTAGTAAAGCATTTGCAATGACTGGTTGGAGACTAGGAACTATGATAGGCCCTAGTACTGTGATTGAAAGAATGGCTGCATTGTTACAAACAACGAGTAGTTGCGTTAGCCCATTTATTCAAGCAGCCGGGAAAGAAGCTATTGACGGCCCGCAAGATTCTGTTTATAATATGATGGAAGAATATAAGTCTAGAAGAGATTTACTGGTTGATGGATTGAATAAGATTCCGGGATTTGAGTGTTTGTCTCCAGGAGGCGCATTCTATGTATTTCCAAATATTACAAAGACGGGTCTAACTTCTGAAGAGGTATGCAACGCATTACTTGATGCCGGGGTTGTTACATTACCTGGAGATTGTTTTGGGGAATATGGCAAAGGATATCTACGCCTTTGTTATGCTACCAGTAAAAAAGATATAATTGAAGCATTAAAACGTATTAATGATTGGGCAACAAATCATGCGAGTTTGTGATTGGATAGCAGAATACTTATACAATATAGGTGTATCTAGAGTACATGGATTGATGGGCGGCGGCGCCAGCGGACTTAATGATGGTTTCATTAAACATGGAAAAATAAATTATATCTGTTATCATCACGAACAAGGTGCAGGACATTCTGCAATAGGCGAAAGTAAATTTACAGGAAAACTATCTGTAGTAAATCCTACTACTGGGTGTGCAGGAACAAACTGTGCAACTAGTGTTTTAAATGCTTGGCAAGATTCTGTTCCTGTATTATTCATAAGTGGTAATGTACGTTTGGATACTTGTAGTTCTTGGATAAATGAACAAAAGAATATTAATATTCGAAAGTATGGAATACAAGAACATAATGTTATTGATACATTTAAATCAATGACAAAAACCGCAACATTCATTACTAGTGTTGAAGATGTTGCTTATAAAATTCAAGAAGCAGTTTATACTGCGACAAGTGGTAGACCCGGTCCCGTTTGGATAGACATTCCTAGCAATATCCAAACGGCAGAAATGCCGGAAAAATATTCAACGTATATACCGTCGGTTGTAAACAACCTAATGTCTAATTTTTCTGAGATTAAACAAAAAATTTCAGAGTCTCGGCGCCCAGTTATTCTTGCGGGATACGGTATTAGACAAAGTAATACTGTGGATCAATTTGTTAATTTTATTGAAAATTATCAGATCCCATACGTTAGTACTTACGGTGCAAGGGACTATACTGCAGATAGCCACCCGTTAAGTATTGGTACCGTAGGAATTAAAGGTTCTCGAGCAGGTAATTTTGCAATGCAGAATGCTGACTTATTATTGATACTTGGAAGCAGCGTAAATAGCAGTGTTATTGGATATGATCCAAAACAATTTAGTCCCGCTAGTTATAAGATTGCAATAGATTTAGATATAAATGAGTTGAAAAAAGATATTGTGCATATTGATTCCAAGTATAATGTTAACCTAGAAGAATTTTTTAGAGGTATGATATGACGCGGCAAGAATGGATTGATAAATGCAATCATTGGAAAAACATATGGCCGGTGATGCAGCCAGAATATGCCGCGAATAATAATGATTACGCATTAAATATTTACGCAGTTTTAGATGCAGTAAACAAATATAGTATAGCATCTGATATTATTATGGGCGATGCTGGCAGTATTAGTTATGCTGGACCAACTGCCCTTAATGCAAAAGAAGGACAACGCTTTATTTTTAGCCCAGCACAAGCAGATATGGGCTGGGTGGTTCCTGCAGCAATAGGTGTTGCTATGTCAAGCAATCAACAAGTTATTGCCATAACAGGCGATGGTAGTTTTATGAGCAATATTCAAGAACTTGCCGTTGTAAAACAACATAACCTTAATATAAAATTTATTGTATTGAATAATAATGGATATTTAAGTATTAAAAATACCCAATCCAAATATTTTAATGGACGAGTATTTGGAACAAGTTCTGAAACTGGATTATGGTTTCCATCTTTTAAGAATATAGCAACTACATTTGGTCTAGATTATCAAGATGTTAGATTGGAAACTCAATTGAATTCCTTTAAAGATTTTTTATTAGTTGACGGGCCCGCTATTATAGATTGTAAGTGTTTAGAAGACCAAGAAATTTTACCAGCCCAAGCATTAAAAAATGGTAAACAGGCAGGCCTTCATGACATGCTACCATTTTTATCAGATGAAGAATTTAAAAAAGAAATGATTGTAAACATATGAGAATTGTAATTATTGGCGCAGGCGGATTTATTGGATCTTACCTAACTAAAGAGTTAACATCGGCACATCAAGTACTTCCTATCTATAAAGATCAGGTAGATTTATTTGACAATGAAACTGTAAAGAATTTATTAACTGCGGTTCAAGCAGATGTTGTTATAAATTGTCTAACATTTGGCGGAAAAGAAAATCTACAAAGCAAAGACGCATACGACGTAGCAAGAAATTTATCTTTGTTTTATAATTTTCATTCTAACTCTAATCTATTTAAAAATTATATTAATATTGGTTCGGGAATAGAAGGTACAGATACAAACAATGCGTATGCTTTCTCTAAGAGAACAATTTATGATATTATTAGAAAAGATGCAAAATACATTAATTTGCGATTGTTTGGATGTTTTGGAAATACAGAATATGAAACTCGGTTATTAAAAAGATTCCTTGCATCTACAGAACCTTTTAAACTTATAGATGACCGAAAATTTGATTACATCTCAATACAAGATTTCTACAATATAATTAAATTTGTATTGTCAAATCTACAAACAGTAACCTCATTGTATCAGACAATAGATTGCGTATATCCTGAAAAAATAAAGCTTAGTGAATTTTTAGATTATTTTTGTGATATAAATAATTTAGAGAAAAATTTTATTGTAGAATCAACAGGGAATACAGATTATACTGGGAATTCTACTGCTTTAGATAATTTAAAAAAGCACCATGCTCTTCGTTTATATGGCTTAGCACATGGGTTGAAAGTATATGTATGACAAAAATTGTTTATGTGACAGGTTGTTTAGGATTCATGGGATACCATGTTACTAAAAAATGTTTAGATGAAGGTTATTATGTTTTTGGTATTGATAAAAAAACATATGCCAGCAATAAAAACTTCCTTCCTTTACTATTAGAATATCCAAAATTTAAATTTTTGTATTCGGATATTAATGATCTAGAAAAAATTTATGATTGCGACTACATCATTAATATGGCTGCCGAAACACACGTTGACAATAGTATTGTTAGCTCAGATGTTTTCCTTAGAAGCAATATTAATGGAGTCCATAAATTACTTGAACTAATAAAAGCAACCCCAAAAACAAGACGCCCTACACTATTGCATTTTAGTACGGATGAAGTATATGGTGATATTGTTGATGGCGCTCATTCTGAAACAGATTTATTAAAACCAAGTAATCCATATTCTGCAACAAAAGCAGCTGCAGATATGTTAGTACTTGCATGGGCAAGAACATATGAGGTTCCTTATGTCATTCTTAGACCAACTAATAATTATGGCACAGGGCAATATGTAGAAAAATTTATACCAAAAGCAATTAAGCATTTGACTTTGGGTAGGAAAATTATTATGCACGATGCCGGGATGCCGCGAAGAACATGGCTCCATGTATCTGATACCGCTTCTGCAGTTATAACCATAATTAAATCTGAAACAAAAAATGAAATCTATAACATATCTGGAAACTATGAGGAACAAAATATAGTTATTGCCAAAAAAATTATAGATAGATTTCACTTATGCACCGAAGAAACATATAGCAATTTTATGGATTTGTCCGAAAAACGACAAGGCCAAGATGTTAGATATGCAATAGATGATTCTAAATTAAAATCTCTTGGGTGGCGCCCAAATGCAAATTTTGATAATGAATTAGAAATTATGGTAGATTATTATAAAGAGAATTTTGTATGGTAGTAATAACCGGGGCAAATGGTTTTATTGGACAAAATGCAATAGACTATTTTGTAAAAAGAAATTATAATGTCGTTGGTCTTGATATTGAGGATGAACCAATATATTCAAAAGACATAACAGGAGTTGTTCATTTGGGAGCAATTTCTAATACATTGGAAAAAGATTGGGGTAGATTGACAAGATTAAATGTTGACAGCACTAATAAATGGTTTGATTATTGTAACGAAAATAATATTCCTTTTATATTTGCAAGTTCTGCAGCAATTTATGGAAATGGAAACGGCCCATTAAATCTTTATGCTAAGAGTAAACTTGATAGTGAAGAACATATTAATAACAGAGCAGTTGTTCTAAGATTTTTTAATGTATATGGCCCGCATGAGGAACATAAAGGTAGAATGGCTAGTACAATATATCATTGGTATAATCAAATTAATGACACAGGTAAAGCAAAAATATTTGAAGGATCGGATTCAATCTATAGAGATTTTATATATGTACAGGATCTTATTAAAGTAATAGAATACTTTTTAAATAACTATATTCCCGGAACATATGATTTAGGATCAGGTACACAAAATAATTTTGAATATGTACTACAATGTCTTTTAGAAAAAATTGGATTTGGTGAAAAGGAATATATAAAGTTTCCTGAAGATATAGTTAATCAATATCAAAAGAATACATCTTCCGATATGACAACATTGGAAAAAATTGGATATAATTTATCAAGTATGACTACAATAAAGGAAGGCGTTTCCAATTACGTAGATTACTTGAAACAAGGATAAAATAATGGCAGGTGATAGATTATTACTACATACTCATACTGGTCTCGGTGATCATATAATTTGCAACGGAATGGTTCACGCATTTGCAGAAGTCTGCGATGTTGTTTATGTTCCTTATAGAAAATTCTTTAGGGAATCTATGCAAACATTATATGAGGGATTTAGTAATATTGAATTATTAGAATTCCCTGATATTGATATTACACGCAATAAACATTTGCTAGAAGATTTTGCAAATAAAAATAATTGCAGTATGTTGAGTGCGGCAGATCCGGAAATACAATATACTAGATTATTAAGAAAACTTCCTAATGGACAACTTGATTACGCAAATCTTGCAATAAGTTCTGATAGGCAAATGTATGAAATTGTAGAAGTTCCATTCTCTGCAAGATATACTAAATGCCAGATTCCACAAAATACTAAAAATTCTAAAAAGCTATTTGATTCCTTATATAAAGGAAGGGACTATATGTTAGTCCATAGATATAGTAGCAACAAACCCGATGGATATCCTATAAACGTAGCTGTTTCTGGTAATATAAATAATCTTGATATTATTGAAATTAAAGAAGGCGCTACAGATAATATATTTGATTACATGGATTTAATTTATAATGCTAAAGAAATTCATGTAGTTCCGAGTAGCGTTGGATGTTTGGTTGATAGTGTTGTTGATAGAACCTCTGCTAGATTGTTCTTTCACAACATAAAAGCATGCGTTGAGACCCAGGTTAATTGTAGATGGAACAATAATCGCTGGGGAGTTATAGGATATGAGGTAATGTATTGATATGAAAAGACATTTGATTATAGGTGATTTAATTTTTGATAGGTTTATTTATGGTAATGCTACAAGAATCTCTGCAGAAGCACCGACATTAGTATTAGATACAGAAGATGAAGTAGATATGCTCGGCGGCGCATACAATGTTGCTGCACATATATGTTCATTGGGACATAATGTAAATTTTATTTCGGTTGTTGGTAATGATTATGATTCAGTGGTCTCTACTTTTAACGATAACTTTCATCTTAACAGTAACTGCTTTATTACAAAAGAAGCAGGCAGAAAAACTACTGTAAAAACTAGATTGATATCTAAGTATAAAAATGCACACTTACTTAGATATGACAACGAATCCACACATCCACTATTAGAAAATACTGAGAATGAAATTATAGAATATGTTAAGAATAACATATCTTTATTTGATGATATACTATTGATTGATTATAAAAAAGGTGTTATCACAAAGAAAGTTGCAGAATCTATTATAGAGATTGCAAATATGTACAACATCCCAGTATTAGTTGATACAAAACGAGATGATCTAAGTATCTTTACCTCAGCAACAGTTATAAAACCAAACAAATATGAATTTGAAAAAATTAGATTGCGATACGCATCCGATTTTTCAATGGAAGAAGCGTGTAGAATAATTTGCAATAAATTACGAATTCAAAAAATAGTTATTACTGCAGGTAATGATGGAATATACGCTTATGATAGCGTGCTCGGTTTAATACACTCAAAGGCGGAAGAAGTGAAGGTAAAAGAATTAAGTGGTGCGGGAGATTCTGTACTAGCTGTTCTAAGTTTTTGTTTCTTAGAAGGGCATTCTTTTGAGGAAAGTATTGGTTATGCAAATAAATTGGCTGCAAAATTTGTATCCTCGGGAATACAATATAGAGCAAAATTGGAAGATTTAATGAAAGGAAATAAAACTATATGAAAACTTTTTCGGCAGCGGTAATGCGCAAGCATTTTGAACCTTTAAGTATTGAGCAATTTGAACATCAAGATCCTACTGAAGGACAAGTATTAGTTGAAATGATCTCATCTGGTCTTTGCGGCGCACAAATAAATGAAATAGATGCGGTTAAAGGATGGGACAAGTATATGCCCCATTTTATGGGCCACGAAGGATTTGGTCAAGTAAAACAAATTGGCGACAATGTTACTAAAGTAAAACCCGGTGATTATGTTGTTTTACATTGGAGAAAAGGTATCGGTTGCGATTGTTTTGGTGGCAAATATTTTTCCAAATTGGGACTCGTTGGTTCGGGCCCAGTAACAACTTTTGCAGAGAAAACAATTGTTTCCGAAAATAGAGTTACTCCTGTAGACTATAAAACAGAATTAACAAATCTATATCCATTAATGGGATGTGCGTTTTCTACAGCATATGGTATTGTAAAATATGATTTGAAAATAAAAGATAATTCAAATATTTTAATTACTGGTGCTGGTGGATTGGGATTAACTATTGCATTCTGGCTAAAAGTGTTATATAATGTAAATGTTACATTAGTTGATCGTTATGAGGTTAAGCGTCCATTTGTAGAACAATTTGGTGCAAAGTATTTTTCATATGAAACTGCCCCATCATTCTTTGCAGAATCTTCTCTAATGGATTATTGTATTGACACTTCAGGAAATACAGATGTAATTTCCAAAGCATTTTCTCTTCTTGGTAAACAAGGCTCATTAGTATTAGTTGGTCAACCAAAGACGGGCGAAAAATTAACATTGGACAATGCGTTAAAAATATTTGATGGTATAAAAATATTTAGTTCAGATGGTGGCAATTTTGTTCCTGAGAATGATTTGGCCGATATTATTATGCACATCGATAATAATATTGAACTTGCAAACAAACTAGTAACCGATGTAATTGGTTTAGAAGATATAAATGATGGTTTTGCTAAAATGAGAAATGGCGAAGCTGGAAGAATTGTTATTAATTTTAAGGAGAGCATTAAATGAAAAGAGATTGGACACCGGAAGAGCTAATTGCCTTTGAGGACAGGATTGGCGAGCTATATTTAGATAATAAATTACCATTTTTATTCCATCTATCTGGTGGTAATGAAACACAACTAATTGATATCTTTAAAGACATTAAAGAAGGCGATTATGTTATTTCTAATCACAGAAGCCATTATCATGCGTTGTTGCATGGTATTCCCGCAGAAGTAGTTGAGGATAGAATTCTCAATGGGCGTAGTATGTTTATTTACGACAAAGCTAGAAACTTTTTCTGTTCTGCAATTATTGGCGGAACGCCTGCAATTGCAGCAGGTCTTGCGTGGGCGTTGAAACGTAAAGGATCTACGCAAAAAGTGTGGTGCTTTATTGGAGATGGAACAGAAGATAACGGACACACCTATGAAGCAATTCGTTATGTGGATGGATGGGATTTGCCTTGTAAGTTTGTTATTGAGAATAACAACCGGTCAGTAGAAGCAACTAACGATCAGCGTTGGGGCAAAACTGCAGACTATGTTTGGAATTCTCCTTCTGTTATTAAATACAAATATGAAATTACATACCCGCACGCTAGAAAACCCGGCATGATTGATTTATCAAAAGCTGTTAAGAAAACAGATGATGAATATTTCCCTCCTTTAAAGGAAGTTGAATATCCGGAATTTGCAGTTGAAGAAATGAAATATAAGGATGCTGCATTTAAAGTAATGACAGAGTTGGGTAACGATGGTGCAATCTTTATTGGATACAATGTTAATAATGCTCCTGGCGGAAACGCTATGGGAACATTAAAAGGTGTATCTGATTCTCAGAAATTAGAAACTCCTGTTGCGGAAAATCTAATGGCTGGTTTGGCAATTGGTATGGGATTTGAAGGATTTATTCCTGTTCTATATTTTGAGCGTCATGACTTTATGTTAGTTGCGATGGATGCAATTGTTAATCATATTGACAAGATTGAAAGAATTTCTCATGGAGAATATAAGGTACCTGTAATTATTCGAGCAGTTACTGCAGATGGCGGTCCTTTCTATTCAGGAATTACTCACTCGCAAGACTTTACCAATATGCTTAGAACTGCAGTAAGTTTCCCCGTATATGATCCTGTAACCGGGGCAGACTTGGAACTTGCATTTAAGAAAGCTAGACATAGTGGACGTCCAGCAATTATTATTGAAAGAAAATCTAGATACTAATATGAAAAAGATCATATCTATGTCTGTGTGGGGCGACTCGCCCCGCTACATTGTTGGTGCCAATCGACAATATGAATTAGCAAAAGAATTTTATCCTGATTGGGAATTTAGAATTTATACTGACGACAAACAAAAGTTTAAAGATTTAACTGATGCTAATATTATAGAAGTAACAGACGGCAGTTATGGTATGTTCTGGAGATTTAATGCATTATTCGAAGACGATAATAATGTTGTTATCGTCCGAGATTCCGATAGTAGAATAACTATTAGAGAACAAAGAGCAGTTAATGAATGGTTAAATTCTGATAAGAAATTCCATAAATTTCAAGACCACGAAGCTCATTATGAATTTCCTATTATAGGGTGTGCGTTTGGATATAAAGGTAAATTTAATAATCCGATATATAATCTAATGCACCACTATATGAAAAACCTTGCATACTATTTAGGCGATCAAATATTTTTAAAAGAAGTAATATGGCCAATGGTTAGAGATAATGCAATGATACATTCTATGAATGAAGGTTGGTTCGGCGAAACACGAAAACAATTAGCAAACCCTTATGATTTTTGTGGCAACGGATATAATGAGGATGATGTACCATTATATCCGCCAACACTTAAAGAATGTAATGGGTATAATCCAGAAAACACTCCCAAAGAATTTAAATTCAGTAACGGCATTCTTATAAATTAAAGGCAAATTATATGGCACAATATTATGGTTCTTCCGAAGAAGATAAATTCATTGAGGAATATTTTCCAAAAGGATACGTTGGTAAATGTATTGAGGTTGGCGGCAGTGATGGTATTACTCATTCAAACACATATTATTTTGAGAAATCATTAGGATGGGATTGTTTAGTAATAGAACCACAACCAGGCCCTAGATTTTTTGATTCTTGTGAAGAAAAAAGAAAGCAGGCATTAAATTGTGCAGTATCTACTGAAAATACAAATGATGCAGAATTTACAATAGTATACTGCAACTATCAAAACCAAGGGCACCAACCATGGGGCGGTATGAGTGGTTTGCAGGTAGATCAAAAATTAGTAGAAGCGCATAAAGAAATGGGACTTGATCCTCAGGAACTTAAAATTAATGTGCCTTCAAGACGTTTAGATTGGATTATTGAAAATTATTTTGAGCATCCTGTTATTGACTTTATTACTATTGATACCGAAGGAACCGAACTAGATGTTTTGAAATCTTTTGATACTACAAAATATAAAACCAAACTATTAGTTATCGAAAACAATTGGAAGAATGCTGAAATTGAAGAATATTTATCTCAATTTGGTTGGACTAAAGATAAAGTTATTGAGCAGAATGAATTCTATGTGAGAGACGTATGACAGACGTTACTATTGTTACGGCAACAACTGGTTCTAAATATTTAAGAAAGAATATAGAATCAGTTGCAAAACAAACCTATAAAAACATACAACATCTAGTTGTTGTAGATGGTGAACACAGATCATTTGATGCCACAAAACAAATATTAAATTTTAACCATCCAAATCTTGATTATATGGTATTGCCATATGCAACGGGACTTGAACAATATAATGGCCATAGAATTTATGGCGCAAGTACATATCTTGCTAAAGGCGACTATATCTGCTACTTGGATGAGGATAATTGGTTAGAACCAGATCACATTGAAAATCTAATGAATGTAATTGGAGATAAACAATGGTCATACTCATTAAGAAAGATTGTGGATTCGGATGGCAAATTTATTTGCAACGATGACTGTGAAAGTCTAGGAGACTATAAATCAGTTATAAACGATTACTTTGTGGATGTTAATTGTTTCTTTTTTGCTAAACCATTGGCATTACAATTGTCTCCTATTTGGTATAGACGCGCAAGACATCCTGACGATCAACCTGAAGTCGATCGAGCATTGACATATACACTAAAAGATAATACAATTGAGGCTGCAGCAACCGGTAAGTATACTGTTAATTATAGAGCAGGAAACAGATCGGATTCAGTGCAAGCGGAGTTCTTCCTTAGAGGAAATGAACATATGAACAAATTATATAATGGAAATTTACCATGGCGGAAATAAATTATAAGTACAACGAAGGCGAACTTATTAAGGAATTTAAAGACTATATTGATAAAACATATGGTCAACACTATTCAATGAATAAATTTCAAGCAACGGAATTTATTATTGATAATGGACATGGCGTTGGATTCACCGCAGGGAACGTCATGAAATATGTCCAAAGGTATGGAAAAAAAGCAGGAAGGAATAGACAAGACCTTCTAAAGGTGTTACACTACGCATTGATGCTTTTATATGTACATGACATCGAGGTCAACGATGCAGATAAAACTATTGACCACCACCCTGTTTGAAAATTGAAAAGGAAATATTATGCAAATTAGTAATGAAACAATCCAACTATTGAAGAATTTCGCCGCGATCAACAGTAACATCTTGATCCGCAAAGGAAAGACTCTTTCTACAATCAGTACAGCAAAAAACATTTTTGCTAAAGCAACTGTTGCTGAAGACTTTCCTGTTGAGGTTCCTGTCTATGATTTAAACTCTTTGTTGGCTTTGCTAACATTGATGGAAAATCAAGATGTTGAATTCGGTGAAAAGTCTTTGACCATTTCTAAGAACAATGGCAAGTTTGAATACTTCTA